AGTTGGAGCAAAACTTTATCAGCACGGTTTTAAATTCGCCCCGGTTGTAGTTTATTTTCAACTCTGAATACCAAAGTTTTACCGTTTCCTCGTTGCCGTCGTTTAGCCAGGCGTTGATTGCCGTACGGGCTTCGTCGGCTGTTTCGATTTTTGGGCTTTTAGGGGGTTGTTGTTTTTCTTCCGTCGGCTGTATATATATCTTTTCTTCTTTAACTTCTTTTAACTTCTCTTTGTGTGCGGAACTTTGTTCCTGTTGATGCGGAACTTTGTTCCTAATAGGTAGGAACTTTGTTCCGGGTTGTGCGGAACCTTGTTCCTCCTTTTTTTTCTCGAAAGCAACGGCATTAAACCATTTTTTCGTAATCCTGCAAAGGCCGTTCGTCGGGTGTTTTTCTATCAAATCTTCCGCCTCCAGGCTTTGCAACATCTTCCGGATGCCCCGGTCTGTGATGCCGATAAATTCGGCCATTTGCGCCTGTGTTCTATCGCAAAATCCGGGACATCGACCAGGGTATGTACTCCAAGTTTGGATATAATTGCAAAGCGCGTATTTGTCGCGGGAAAGGTTGAGCGCTGCTCTTGCGCCTTCATAGATGTGGGTAAAGGAAAGGTCGGACATGAAATTTATAGTCTTTCGTCTTGAAAATATTTTGTCAGCGCGTCGCCATCCGGGCAAAACTCGCAGGAGTTTTCGGGCATTGAAAAATCAAAGTAGTGAAACTCGCAAAAGTCCCTCACGGAGGGCTTGTCTATTCGTTCGCCGTAAAATTCGCAGTAATCCCGAAATTCTTTATGGAAATGTTTTTTAGGGTTTCTGAACGCTATCCACTTTTGAAACTCCGGGATAAAGCGTGTGTAAGTCATCCCGCAATCGGTGTAAAGTGCGGATTTGCCATTGCGGTAAAACTCTTTACGCTCTTGATTAATATCCTTAATCATTGCCTTATATTGACTATTTGCCATACCGACTGAAAATAAAAATGCCCTTGATCGGAGGGGCGGCGTTGGTATGCCAATAAATCGAGAAAAGGAAATATCTCGAAAACCCGCCCCGATCAAGGGCATTTGCTTAAAAATTGAATCTTCCTTTTACAACCGTTTACCAGACGGCGGCCCCTTTGGGCATGACAAAGATAATGCGTTATTTTTAATAATGAAAGGGTTTATTTTAAACGGTTTCAGATTTTTTTATAACCTCCGCCAGCATCTTTCGCACGGCTTCAATGTCCTGCGGAAAAATTGCGGTCTTTGACAGGATTTCGAGTGCGGATTTGGCGGCGTGGAGAAGTTCAGGCGTGTTTACGCTCTTGTGGTTGGCTGCAACCTGCTTCAAAAGGTCGTGCTTTCCCTGTTCCAGTTTGGAAATTTTCGCTTCGATCAGTTCAGGCATTGCACGCCAAAGCGGTATCTCTTTTGCGTTACCGTTCATTTTTTCAGGTTTTGAAAGTTTGATTTAATTGCTTCGATTGCTTCCCATTCCTGCATTTCTTCGAGCGGAATGAGAATACTTAGCGCCTTTTGCACCACTGCGCTCCGGTCTTCGTATTGATCCAGCCACTCGAAATGATCCGCGCGAAACGAGATGCCGCGTGAAATTCTGGCTTTCCCTGTGGGCTTTGGGCCGGGTTTGGCTTTTTCGGTTGTCATTTCAATTCGCTTTTATTGATTACATCGAATGCGCTTCCTTTTGTTGCAAAGCCGGTGCCGGTCTTTACAAACGCTGCCGACTTTTGGGCGTTTTCTTTTGCCCAATCCAGTCCTTTTTGCCCATCGGTTGTTTGGCCCCTTACAAAGCCTTCGCCGGTTAATTTGTTTTCTTCGATCAATGCAAAAACGTCTTTCATTTTTTGTAAGTGTTTTTAAAATTAATCCAGGCGTTCGCCCGGTGAAGTTCTTTCCAGTCTTCGTAGCCAATAAACTCGATATTGTAGGGTGGCCCGGAATGATCGGAAATGATTGATTCTAAAAATTCTCCGATAAACTCCTTGTTGTTTAGGTCGGTTGTCGTTCCGGCGATTACCCGCGTCTTGTTTCCGACCGTCAGCGTAACGGGGTTGTAAATCGCCTTCATGCATTCGTGCAGTTCGGTTGTATCGCGTGGTGTTCGCTGCTCTCCGGTGGACGGGTTGACAATCAGGTAAAAGCGCCCGACTTCATTCGGGATTTGCCAAAGGACGCTGTCAAAATAGAAGGCATACCTTTTCGGATTGTAGCCCCTTGCCGGTGTGGTCAATACGTCGTGCTTTCCGTCTGGCGGGGCGGAGAATTGTTCTTTTAGTATGGCGCGGCTTTGCTGGGTGAATTGACCGGAGATTTTTTCTATTTGGAATTTTGCGCTCATAAACCAATCATACTTGAATTTATCGATGAAAATGGCTGCCAAAGTTCCTTGATTTTATCGTAATGCCTTTGCAGGTATTCGATCATTGTCGGAACGTCTTCTTCCGTGACTGAAGAAATTGTGACGGGTCGGTAAATTCCTTTTCGCTGTTGAATAATGAAAACGTACGCACAATAAAGACCTGTCTCTTCATCATGCTTCACATCGAAACGAAAACAAAGATTCAGGTCGATATCCAAGTTCTTTTCACCTTCGTAAAACCCCTGCCACGTTTCATGCGTTTGTGCGGCATCTTTTGAATAGTAGTTACTATCACTCGAATAGTACGGGTGGCTAATTGCCAAATCTTGCAGTGTCATTCCTAATCAGTTTAAAAGTTAAAAAACCCTTCGCTACCCGCCCAAAACTCACACCCAGATTCCAAGTCGAATTTCGCTGCGCTCATAATTAGAAACTGTTTTTGTGTGCATCCCACCCCATATCGTCATCATGGAATATTTCTTCATCCTCCATTTGCTTTTTCCATGCTGCGTTTGCGGGGCTTATTCGTGTTGTGTTGTTTCTTTTTTCGGGTGTAACGGTATTCCAGTACTTGTCCTTGCAGACCGTGCCGCCTTGTATTTTACAAAATGCCTGCTGATAAGAAACCTTTACGAACAAAGTATTGCAGGATGGGCAAATACATCTGTCGCCTACTTTCGCGGCTTTGTTTTTATGGTATTGCTTTTTCATTGCTTTATTGGGCTAAAAATTAAAAAAGCCTTCGCTACCCGCCCAAAACTCACAACCTGAATCCAATAAGTGTGGCTCCATATTGATCTGGTGAGCGGCTTTAATTAATTTGTTCCATCGTATCCGGGCCTTTTCTCTTGCATCGCGTGTGACTTCAAATGGTGTTACATAGCCCTCGTTATCTACTGCAAGAATGTAATATTTAACCGGCTCGTTTTTTTCATCCAAAGGCCAACAGTAAATAGCCGCCTGCAAATCGTAGCCCATAATGCGAATCTGCGACCGAACAAGACTTTCGCCGGATCGGGACGCCATTCTTTTTAAGTCCCAAATTACCCGGTTTCCGTTGCGGTCGTATCCATCTGCGTCTTTGATGCCCCGGTGCTTGAATCCGTGGTAAAAAAAGTCTACTGGCACCTGAAATTTAAAACCGTCGGTGTCGTCGCGCCTCAAAAGTCCGTGGTGCAAAACGGTTGCGTTGGCTTCGATGCAAGTGCAGATAAACTTTTGTTCGTCGTATTGCTCCCGGTTCATTATCGTGCGACCGTTGGCATTTTCGAGTGCGTCGGCAAAAAGCGCCTTGCCTTCTTTTGTTGCTTTGCTCACTTTGTCGATAATCAAAAAGCGGCTTTCCAGTTTTTCCGGCTCGAATAAAAGGCAATCTAAAAGGCTGCCTTCGTTCATTGCTGCGGTTGCGGATCGTGAACCCTCCATGTACTTTTTCAGTGCCGAAGGGCTGTGTTCCAATTCGCCCAAACGGGAGAACGAAAGGTGTGTTATTGCGTTCATATTGCAATGGTTTTTTCGGGCTTCGCTTCCCATGTTTCCAGTGTCATTTGCCCGCCTTCGATCATGGATTTTATTTCATCCTGCCGGTTGCTGAATATGTGGGCGAAGTCGGTTTTATGCGCCGGGTTTTCATTGTAGATTTCCCAAAGGACGTGTTTGTTGAAAACCTTTGAAATTCGATCCTCTAAAGCCTTTTCGTCTACTGCTGCTGCCGGGTTGTGCGCGGCCGCTTGTATGGTAATGTCTTGCATCGCTGCACTTTCCTCCTCAACATGCAACCCCGCCGTTTCATCTGCGAACGCCATCCGAAGCGCGGCGGCTTCCGCGCATTTCTCGATTTGGTTAAACGGCATTGTATTCCACTTGCTCCATTCGTCAGACTTCGCCGGGCAGTATTCGGAAAAAAGGACGGTTTTGGAGAACGGGCAGCGCATTCCACCAACGGCGCGGTAAACGGCCACAGTACAGGAAATAGGCTTTTTGTTTACAGCAGCCAGTTGTGCGGCTGTTTTGAATGTGCCGTCCGGCATAAGGTCGAATTTTGCGTCGTCTCTTCCGGCAAGCATTCCCGTTCTTGCTGCCTTCGCCCTTAGTCCGTCGATGCCCACAACCGCGCTGTATTTCCCTTTGTATGGGATCAGGTATATCTCTTTTTTAAAGGGCGAAAGACCGTGTTGATTGCAGGTTATCATAAACACCTGCAAAACATCAGCGGGCAGCCCCGCCGGGATTACGGATGCTTTCGCCAGCGTTTCGATTTGCGCTGCGGTTATCCCGGCTTCTTGTTTTGTGATTTCGCTTTTCATTGTTCCTTTTCGTTATAATGGTTTTCAATCCCCGCCAAAGCGGCAATGGCAATGGCTTCGTTTTCTTTCCCGTCTATTTGCCCGATCTTTTCGCCGTCTGGGTTGAAAAGCCAAAATTCAATGGTAGGCTCCGTTTCCCATCGGGGCGCAAATACCTGTATTCGCATGAGGGAGTAGCCGGATTTGTTTTGGATGGCTTTTCCCGCGTCAAAGTGGGCGTCGAATGTTTGCTCTGGGATGTTCATATTGTAGGTTTCAAAAGTTCAAATACCTGTTTCAGATCTTCGAGTGTATTGTTTTTTGAGTTGCCCCATGTGTCAAAGTGCTTTCTAAGAACTTCGCGCAAATGGGCTTTTTCGTGCCGGTCTGTGATTTCTTGAATGCTCAAATAGCCTTGCAGGTTGTGTTGTGTGTACTGCTTATCGGCGTATTTTAAGGTCTGTTTATCAAAACCTTTGCCCTGGTATCTATCCAGGTAAAAATACTTGTTGCCAATTCTGGTAATTTGACACTCTTTTATTTCCATTTCGCCCCTGTGCCTGAACACTTCGACGAATACCTTTTGGCCTATTTCGAGTTTCATTGCTCAACAGTTTCAAGGTGATCCCAGCAAAGGGAATGAAAAGAAATGCCTTCCAGCCAGGGCTGGTACTCTTTGCCGTTCGCGTCCACGATGGAAAGAATTTCGATTTCCGCTTGTTCGTCCGGCTCTTCGGGTTCGCCATGTGCGCCGCGTGAACCGCGTGAGGGCGGGGTGTGTTGGTAGGTGATGGTTAACTCGACTTCCACAATGTTTTCGGGGAAGATTTCGAGTTCGGCGGTGTGTTGGAAAGTGTGTTGCATGATTGGTCGTTTTTATTTTGCCGAACCCCACTGGCTTGCCATTGCCCGTGCAATTCCGGGATATGTTTTTGATCGTAATTCGGCACGGTTTTCAGATGGTGATAGATTATTTTGCCCGCTGTCCGTCTGGTTTGACCAGCGAGGCCGCCCGTTAACCATTCTGGGGGCGCAATATCCTGTGTGAATCAATGGCGGCAAATCCTTTAACCAAAGGCAGGTTTTTTTACTGGCATCGTCGCCAAAGTTGTACGGGTTGAAAATTTGATCGGGCTTTTTGAAAATGCTACTCATTACGCCAACCGGGTTTTCGATTGCCACTCTTTTTATTTTGCAGTTGTAAAGCGCCATGAAAAAATTTGCAGCCTTTACCCGTGCCGCTTTTCTGTCGTCACCGACAAGGGTCCCCGGTTTTACTTTTTGATGGCAAGGTCCGGCTTTGTATGCCCATTCGGCGGAACACGTCAGGTAGGTGCAGTCAGGGAAGAAAATACCCATATCCCAATCATACATTTCTATTGCCGCAAAAACATCCATTTGCAGATGCCATTCATGATGCCCGCCGGAACACGGCTTCAGGTCGCAACTATACGCTTCGTGCCCCATGTTTCTAAGGGCAATGCAAACGATCTGACTTTCTTCGCAGCCAAGTATTATTTTCATTTTGCCTTATTGTAGTATTCGGTGCAATATGCTTTTAATTGATCGGCGGTAAATCCATTTACTTTTTTACCTGTTGCAATTGCCTTTTTGTACATTTTTTCAAGTTGTAAGGCGTTGTTGAAGTATTGCTTTTTCAATTGCTCCACAGAAACGCCAAATTGGTTAGCAATCCTTTCAATAGAAAATGGCGGCATGATCTTCTTTTTTGTGTGAATGATAGGTCAAATGTACGGGGTGTTTTAATACCGTGCAAGCAATTACCAATATATTTTGAAAATATTTTCACACGGAAACACAAAGGGTAGAAAATCAATGTTTTGGGCAATAAAACCCCGCCCAAAATCCTTGTTGTAGTGGAAGCGGGCGGGGTATGGAAGTTAGCCGATATTGAAGGTATTGAAGCGGGAAATTTTTTCTTCCGCTGTGGTGCCACACAGTTCGTGTTTCGCGCCGACATAAACGCGACCCGATACGTACTCGCGGGTTCCGTGGCCATCTGTAATCGGCAATTCCATTTCTTCTTCTGTTCCGTCGCCCCATGTGTTGTCGCGGCCCACAAATCGATGTGGCGTTTCTTCTGTGATATTTTCCGGCGTGTTACCGAGAACCCAAATCTCATTTCCTACGCAAAATTCTGTGTACTGGTCAGATTCAAAGAAGTTTTTCATGTTGCTAACTTTTTTAATTTTCAGCGCCGCGTTATTGTTGCGCTTTGTTGGTTCAAAGATACAACCCGTATTAATACCGTGCAAGCAATTGATGAAATATTTTTCATTTTTATTTTTCCAAGCGCTTGTAAGTGTGAAGTGAAACACATTACATTTGCCCAACGGAAAAAGCAAAGGAATTCCGACGGAAAAATGACAGCAATCGACATCGCAGGAAGTGAAGGAAAATCCGTTTCGTGTATTGCGAAGCGGTGGAAAAAAAATTTCCCCGGAATTCCGTTTGCCGCTGATTCGGAATTGACAACGGAACAACTTTCTGCCATATCGAAGGAAAGAAAAAGCGGAAGCGTAAAGAATACGGAAACAGAGATGAGTGGAAAAAGTATCATGAAGCGCACACCAAACCCGGCGGGTGACAAAGGTTGCTCGTCGGGTAAATTAAAGCAGCCGTTTTTGCTTTACGGCTTAATGGCTGCTCCCGCTATCGCCTCTATTCAAAATATGTACAGCGTTACAGGTGATCTAACCGGCTTCTATTCGGGCATCATGCTAACCGCCGTCTTTTCGCTTTCGCCCTTCGCCTTTATCCTGATCGGCCTTCGCGGTTTTTTTGTGAAGTCGCTCACGCTTTTGATGATAGCATACGAATGCTTCTGCAATGTGATGCGGATTTACGGAGGGTTAACGCGGTTTGGTTCGGATGGATACCCGACACGGTTCCTGGGCCTTGTGACTGATTTTTGCAATTCAGGAACGTATGCAACCGCCCGAACATTATCGGTTTTTATGGCCCTGATTGCTGCCGGGGTGTTTTACGCGGCTTATCTTCAATTGAATAAAAGCAAATAATATGGAGTGGATTTCAGTAGACAACCGACCGCTTATAGACCAATCCCCGATTGGATGGGTCGCAACGGTAGACGGAGACAAGGAATTTATCGCCGCCGTGCCAACAAATCATGGATGGTGGATAAGGCATTGTATTTTGCAAGACGAAGTGGGGCTTTGTGTTGTTGGCGACGACGATAACGATCCCGCTGGATGGAGCATAGAAGACGTTACCCACTGGATGCCACTACCTGAACCGCCAAAATAAACAATGACCGCCCTCTCCAACCTACTCAACATCTTCACCGGCCCGCCGCCCGACCCCAAACGCTACGCCGCGCAGTCCGCCCCGCATAACTGGAACGGAACGGTAAACGTAGATACAAAACGCAGCGGGGCGGTGCTGGTCAACCCAGAAACCAACACTTTCGAGTTTGGCAGGACAAACGTAGAAATACCGGAACACCTGACGGACTTAGACAAAAAAGGCTTGCAAGCAAGAGGATTAGACCCGGAAAACCCGGCATACGCAGCGTGTAAAGCGTATTTCTCAAAGATGCCGTTTTGCAACAAGCAGGATTTAGCGGCAAATTCGAGCGGCGACGATTTCCAGGGCATTACGCCGAACACGGCCAAGAATGTGTTGGCTGCTTTTCGGGAGTATTTAATTGATAAACCAAGTTTTTAGATTATGAAAATCAGTGTAAAAATTAGCGTTAGCGAACGCGATAGGTCTTTGACAATAACACTATCCGACATCGGCGCAACCGATGAAGAGTGGGCGCTTCTATCTGAAATCGAAAAACGCGACCTCGTAATGCAATACGTTGATAGTATGCCAGACCAGCCGGTTTGGGAGTTAGATTCTTTTGATGAAACTTAACCCCTCCCCCACCGCCGAAAACCTCCAAAAACCCGGGGTAAATCAGGGTAGGGGTAGGGTAAACAACAAAAATATGATGAACACGATATTGGTAGCGATTCTTTTTTCCGCGCTGTTTGTGGCCTACATTATCATGCAGCGCCGCAAAATAGCCGACGGCAAAGCGATGTTCTGGGCAACGGTTTCGGAGCCTATCGAATACGTGATGGATGACCCGGAGGATTACGGCGTAACTACCCGCGCTGCAAATGCCCGCGCCAAACTGGTTGAGCATGGTAACGTTTTTCTGAATCCAGAAACCGACATTTGGGAATACGTTTATTCTGCCGATCCGATGTTTCCAACCCGCGATTTTTCAATGTGGAAAGACCTGGTTAATCAGAATGTGACGAAGCGCCGGGAAATGTGGCGTAAAGAGAAGGCGGGGTATAACGAAGCGGCTGCAAAGGAGCAGTTTGCGGGACAGGCAAACAATCAAAATTGAAGGATATGACTGACTTAGAAATTGAAAAGACCCAAATAGAATACGCAGAAAGCCAGTTTGTTGGATTCTTTCACGCTAAGAAGGGGTTTGACATAAAGTCTCTATGTGAAAGCATGGGGTTAACAAAAAAGGAGTGGGATAAGATTCGGCGCACAATGGGCTCGTATTTTTCACCCTCTGATTGCGAAGAAATAGACGCTATTTTTAATGAGAAAAAAGAAACCCCGTAAGCCCCGCAAAAAACCAGCCCCCAAAACCGCCCCTGCCATCCACGTCACGATCAACGTCGTGGCGAAAAAGAAGCCGGACAACTCAAAACAAACCCTGTTGATGTACGACAAATATGTGGCGGAAAGACAGGGGTATAAATTCTCAAAACTGGAAATGAAATGACGGAATTTGACAACCTGAAAAAAGACATGGAGAACGCAATGGTTACGGAATTTCCGGTTATCCAGCGCGGCCCTATGTCCCCGGATTCCGTTTATGCGCAGTACCAAGTTATCAAAACGCGCCCGGCGGTTCCGTACGTTCCGCCTCCAAAGCCTGCGGAAATTCCGCAAAGCGAAAAGGTGGTGAGCGTGGAATTGAAGCGCGTTTTAATTGCCGCTCCGGTAATTACCGGGTGCGCTGTTGTTATCACAAACGGGGCTACTATCATTGCGTTTGCTGCTCCGTATATTGCGGTCGCGGTCGTTGCAGCGGTTGTGTTTTTTCTTGCGATGCTTGTAGTTTCGGCGTTTTCGGGAGGCGGTTCGGGTTCGGAGTACCGGCCAAAATCAGGGCCAACGGTTATAAATAATTATTATCAAAATAACTACCAGGGAAATGGTGGGCAAAACAATGGAATATGACAACCGTTTTTGATAGGATGTATAGGCCCGGAATGAGCGCCGACGAATGGCACAATTTAATGGTGGCGGTCAACGTAGAGAGAAGAAACGACGAGTATACAAAGGCTTATCTTGAATCTGAAAGACGGAGAAAAGAGCGAGAGGATTCAGAAATGGCCTATCGGCAAGAGGTGAAACGGCTGGAAGTGGAAACCTATAATAAGAGGCGGGAAGCGACGGAAAAGATAAAGGAGGACGGGAAGCGTCAGTGGGCAAGTGATATGCACAAAAAATGGGGGTGGTAATGAAGCGTAAATACCGAAAGTCGCCCGCCCACAAAAAGCCGTTCGCGCCCCCGAAAATAAGCCCGTTTTTTGGCTTCGGAATAAACTATCTAATGATAAATTTCCCGTTCATTATCTTTTGCAAATATGGATACACGGGTACGCATTCAGGAATAGGCAAGCGGCAAAAAAGCGTGAACAATGATATGCCAGGAATCCCGATACCCGTTTTCTTTGTGCCGACATTTTTTGCCTATGCTCTGGAGCAATGGTTTCACGATCAAATCAGACCGCTCAGGGCAGACTTTTACAAGGGTCAGGGGCACACAGAAACATATTGGATAATCGCTGTACCGTTTGCGCTCGTTTTCATGTGTTTGCTGTGGATTTTGAACGGGTGCTTTTTTTATTACGGTGCTCTTTTTGTTTGGGGGTTATTAAAATAATCGCTATCTTCGTATAGCCAATCGGCAGCCGGGGTACAAGACCGGAAAAGATAAATTGCGCCATTCATTGCCCGCGTCTTGTACACGCCGGTTTTTGATTGGCGCATTCGTTTTTTATGAAGCAGATAAATCTCACTCGCGGAAAGGTCGCACTTGTAGACGATGACGATTATGAAACTCTTATTAAATTCAAGTGGTGCGCGTCAAGGTGCGGTTTTGGTATTAAAGAAAAATTTAGAGCGGAAAGGAGAGGCCCAAACAGCCGCCTTTTGCTTATGCATAGGCAAATAATGGATATTACAGACCCGAAAGTGCTTGTAGATCACATAAATGGAGACCCGCTTGACAATAGAAGAGAAAACCTAAGGGCGGCAACGCATGCGGAAAATTCAAGAAACATGGGCTTGTCTAAAAAGAACAAAACCGGGTACAAGGGTGTTCAATGGAACAAAAATCTAAAAAAATGGCGGGCTTCTATCTGGGTTGGCGGCAGGCACATGCACTTAGGCTTGTATACAGATGCAAGGTCTGCTGCTCTGGCCTATAACGATGCGGCAACTTTACACTTTGGGGAATATGCCAGGCTGAATAGCATCAAAGCACCCATCACAGAAGACGTTATAATGTTCAACCCCGACAAGTACCAATGTTGGCTAACCGGGTACGGCGCTGGCAGATTCGGCGCAAAAACAGAAACCCGGCCAACAGATCAGGTTAAGGATTTTCTAACCCGAAACGAGGAAGGGAAATCGAAACGCGAAAAACATAAACGATGAGAATCTACAAATTCAAAGACAGTGTAGACGGACATTTTGCCTTTATACTTGCATCTGGAGAAAAACAGGCAACACAGCAAATGTCGCTGCTTACTTCCGTTCCATTCACTCTCTACGATTCAAAAAACGTTAGCGAATTGAAAAAACCGCTCGTTATCCGAAACGACATTTTGCCATTTTAAAAACGCACCCATGAAAAAATTCAGATTAAAAAAAGATGCCGTTCCGTTTTTTAAAGAGGGGCTTGCAAAAATGAAGATTAACAAAAACGGGGCTGCCTTGGAATGGGCCTGAGCGGGGAAAGAGGGCATCGTACGGGATTCCACCCGGCAAATAGAGCCAATCGCCCCGCCGCCCTGCTTTTAATCGGTAGTTTGGAAATAAAAACGGGGCTGCCTCAATGTGAGAGCAGCCCCGAAAAATGAAAAGCCGAAAACCTTATCTTTATTATTTAAATGGTCGCTTAAAATTTGCATTTTTAGTTGACGGATTTGCAACCGCCATGCCAACAGACTTGGAGGCCGGAGGCGATAGGTATGCTTTAAGCGCGGACGCTGCCGGTTTGGGCTTGTATCCTGTTGCCTGACTTGAATAAATGCCAGACGTTTCAAACTGCCCGCCGTCGGCAGCGCCTAAATCGTCGTGAATATTGAAAATGAAAACAGCATCAACACCGTATTCTTTGTATTTCTTAATCGTTTCGATAAGCGCATCCGATTGCGCTTGTTCGTCGCTTTTTCCATTCTTGCCTACAATGTGCATTTGAGACGGGGGCTTTGTGTCGTATCCAAATTCTCCTATCCAAAGCGGCAATCCTTTGCTTTTGAAAATAGAGGCCATCTCTTTTGCGCTCACAAAGTTTTTATCTTCCGATGGCGGGCAACCGCCGCTATTCTCCCAGTCCTGCGGGAACTGTCTTTCCTTTTGCTTACGATTGCTGTAATGATGAAGTTGGGCAATTTTGCAGGGCCATTTTTTATCCTTGCGGTTTTTGACAAACCAATCATCCATCAAAGCAACCGTTTCAAAATCAAAATCCTCCAATCCTGGCATTACTACTATCATGTTCGGGTCTGCTGTCAATATCCCAACGCCCGGCCCCATTGTTCCTTCGTGACCGTCGTAACACGCCGACATCATTGCTGCAAGTGTTTCCGGCTCTATGTAGGCTTCCGTTCCTTTTAGCCAAAACTTCCGTTCGTTCCAAACTTCCATGTACTTCAAAAGATTCAAGCCGGATTTCTTTTCCGTTAAATCGCCATTCCAACGGCTTTCCGGGTCTGTTTGCAAAACAGAATCAGGATATTTTACAGAGCCATAGCGGGCGGCTATCTGGAAAAGGTAAGAAGCATAATCTTTAAACGATTTCGGGTCGTCTCGTTTTGCGCCCGCCGGGATGGGCGCAAAATCATTATTGCCATCCGTCCTGCCGGTGTTCCGATACCATTCCGGACATTGATGGTTGCACCAAAGAACAGTTTTCCCCGCGTCTTTTGCTTTTTGTAGGTAGTCATCCATTCCCCACGCTTCCGGGGTAGATGCCTGATAAAGGGGTTGAATGTGTAGTCCTTTGGACCTCCATGCCCACCCCGAAGCAAAATAGCACCGTATCCAGTTTAACCCCGCATCTGTAAATAGGCGCATAGGCGACCACGGAAACCCATTTGCGCCTACTTTAAATCCGGAATTTATCGGTGGCGCAGGTGGATCAACGGGCGGGTCTGTTGGTGGATTCACCCCGCCAATATCTATTTCAACCTCAAAGGTTTGCGCCGGTATGGTTATGGTTATGGTCTTTTTCATTCTTGAAATTTAAAAAGCCCCTCCCCGAACAAGTCAGAAAGGGGCTTTGTTTTTCACTTTCCCTACTCAACAGGTGTGAGCAGTTCGTTGATTTTGTTCGCTGCCTGCCGGTCTTTTATCCACCGGATCAGCGTATTGCCCACTGTGAGTGCCAGGATAGAAACAAGCCCCATCCAATCGCGCACTTTTACCGCGCCAACGATCTGCTCAACCGTTCCATCGGGAAGCGAAAAGTTGGCCGTTTGCAGCGCGGAAAGAATAGCGCCGCCCAAAGCGATCCATGTAGAACTTTTCCCGAACACGCCCGCCAATGTGAGGGAGCCGCCGCCTTTGAAATAGTTGTAAATCGGGAACGCAACAGAGGTCAGCACTACGCCAAAAATGGCGTAAATGCCCCCGGCGCTTAACGAGGTGGTGATCTCCATGCCAAGAACGTCCACCGTTTTAGGAAACGATACGCCCGATACGGCGAAGACGGTCAAAACGGCTACAATGCTGGAGTAAAGGAATCCGGGCGACTTGGTGTCAAACTTTTTTGTTGTTACGGCTTTCATTGTATTGAATCCTTTTTTATGTATTGTGATTTACCCAGGGCGTTGATAACCTCGATTGTTTGAGGGTCTTTCATCGCCTTGTATTTTGAAATACTGTTCTTTACTTGTGCGTTTTTGACTTCGACCAAAATCAAATCGTTGTGTTGCTCGATTGACCTGCAAAGGAGTTCGGCGCTATCGCTGCGGTTCATGTTGTGCATGTCGTTCACAATGTCGTAAACGCCCGAACCGGCATTTTTCACCGGAACGACAAAAGCCGCCACAATCAGGCAAAGCGGGAAAAAGAGTAACAATAACCTCATTTTCTTTTTCTTTTTTCGTTCAGCCTCCCGATCATTGACCGGGTGGAATCCTGCTCCGAACGGAACTTGATGAGCATTTTTATGTACTCGTCCTTTTGTTGCCCGATAATTAGGGCCGCTTCCTCTTTGCATACAATCAACTGTGTTTGTTGTCGGTCAATTTTATTGTCTTGAATCATAATCACCCTGCACAGCACAGCGATAACTGTAAGCAGAAACCCCAGAAAAACAAGTGCAACAGGTGAACGCATTATTTGCTTAATAGTCCACTCTGTATTTACCATTTTATGAGAAGATGGGCACGACGGACGTAATAGGTGCGGTTTGGTTTCCTTCGTACTTCAAACCGACCTGGATGATTTGCTTTTCAGTTTTTACCCGTGGAATGATGAGGCCCAAATAGGTTACGTCCATCAGGTAGCCGCTTGCACCGCCATGCAATTGACCGTCTGCGATAATCCAGACGCGACGGCGTTTTGTGGTGGCTTGTTCGGTTGCCAGTAGCGCGGTGTTGGTTGTACCCGTGTCGTCAATATCCAGAGTAAGGGAGTGCTTTGCGGCGCTGTAAGAAGTGCGGCCTGCGCTTACTTCGATTTCCGTCCGTTCGGGTAGCGGCCACTCTCCGATAACGTAATGGTAACGAATAGGCGCTGGCGTACCGGATGCCGTAAGGGCCGAGGAGTTGCTTATCCGGTCTGCCCACTCTGCCGCGTCGGTAGCGTCATCCAGCACGTCGGTCGCCTCTGCACGGGTATATAAAAAAGCGTCAATCCTGCCAAAATGTAGATTGAAGTTACATAAATCCGCACCGGCGGCGGGCATGGTGGTTACGCAAATAGCCATAGTGTTTGTTTACTTGTTTGTTTCAAAATTAGGGCCTAAAACCCTCGCTATCCGTTAATTTTAGGCATTTTTAGCAACAGGCCGTCTTTGCCAGAAATTCAGCACTGAATGTAAATTTGATTTTGGCCTCACAGGCATTTATCCAGTCAACCCCGACTTCTACGTCTCTGCAAATAATCACATCATTTCCAACGAAAGTAAGTGAGACGTTTGCGAACATCTGAATAGCCGTCAAGGCATCTGCCATGTATTCGGGAGCGGTTATGTAAAACTCCCAACGCTTGTCAAGTCTCTTGAAAGTGTACAGGGTGCCGCCGTCCCCGTCATCCAAGGGATCGGGCTTGTATAGGTAATTTGGCTGCGCTAAATCGGCAGGAATAAACACCTCAAAAGACGGCCCGTCATTGTAAAAAGTATTACTGATAATACACCCCGAATTTGAGTAACTGATTTTTAGCCAGCCCTCCGATCCGCAGGATTCAGGGAAGGAACTGTTCTCAGTGCTTTCGTCGGCAAACCAAAAAGTCTCACTATACCACACATTTGCCCCGTCTTCCACAGTTAAATAAAACTCTTTTTCCGGGATAGAATCGAGCGCGGAATCTATCGGAGTTCCGCTGAATGTTATCGCCCACCATTCCACGTCTTCCGAATCCAGCCCCAAAGACGCTACGCTAAAATAGGACGTATTCAAAGAGACGTTCGTTACCCCATCAACCGACCGCAAAAAGAAGTCTGTTACCCCGCTGGATTCATAATTCATTTTCAGGTCAAAACGCGGAAATTGAAACTGCGGATCATCGAAGTCGCCTACTATGGTCAGTCTCCATGTAGTACCCCCGGAACACTGGCTTAAATTCCTGCTTTGGTATCTTCTATCCCCCGAAGTCAGTTCCCGGTAAAATGCCAGGGGTTGCGGGAGATACGTTGGGCCGTACTTGCTCATTTAGTCGTAGTTTAATTGTAGGGTTAATTTGTCTTTTTTGATGTTCTCCACGGAGTTCATAATCCTTCCTTGCCCTAATCTTGTGGTTATGTATTTGGTAGCATCAAAGTCTTCATCACAACATAAGCCAACTTCAAATTCAGGCTGCTTTTGCATCTTTTGAGTAGATAAAAAAGTCGTTGCCTCATCATTCATTGTTCCCGAAATGAAGGGCCGGTAGTGCATGAATAAATTGGCGTGTATGTTGTACCACCTCAAGGGGTAGTTTTTGTCAATTATAATATACTCCCCTTCAATGATCTTGTTGCAGATCAAAACAAATTGATCGTCTGAAACCTTGTCCTGATTCAACGGATCGACAATAAAAGGCACGTCAAAATTGAATAGTTTCATCCTTCGCTCCTTGTCCCCGTTTCCGCAATTGTAGGTTATTGGAAACCCTGCGAATAATGGGGAAACGTCCGGGTCGCAAAATTTAAACAACTCTCTTTTAGGTGTTTCGGCATTGTATTCAAGCGCCAATTTCATCGGGGTTGCAGTATAGTCGGCCCCGGCGCTTGAGTCAAAATAGGAGATGTGCTCTAAAATTAAATCAGTCCCGTCGATCTTGTAAAAAAGTTGCAAGTTCTGAAGGTCGTCAAGAACGTCCTTTAGTTTCATCTTCCAAACCTGTGACAAAGACGGGTTTGTGCTGTCGGGTCTTTTTACATCCGACTTCTGATGTATTGTTATGTCCTGGTAGTTTTCTGTCGCGTAGTCATAAGCAAGGTTATCCGGCGGGGCATCATGCGTTGCGTTTATTCCAAAGAAGTGAGAGCGAAGGGTTAACCCGCAGCCGGTTTGGGCCAAAATATATTCCAACGTGTCATCGAATCTTCGACCGTTCCCCAAAACACCGATTTGTATTTTTTCATCATCGGGGCATTTCCACCAATCGTTTCCCGAAAGGTGCGTCCATCCGGTATCGTATGGCGGTGGTTCTGTTGGTGTCCCGACCCCAATAACCCTGTGGTAAGAAAATGTTGCCCTGTAACCCCCGGCGCAAAGCGGGTCTGCTGCAATGTTTTGATACTCTAAACACGCCTCACCAGAAACTACCAAATCATCACACGGATCGGGGTCTAAGGTGTCCGTACAAAAAGTGCAACTACCCAAAATTTCATAAGTGCCTGCGGTGGATTTTACGGAAATCACAGCCGATGCGGAATGAAAGTTTATTTCGTCATCCCATTCCAATTGTAGGCACGTATAAGCGTTTTCCGGTTTTATTTTTGCGGTTAAAAGGCACTGCGGCACTTTGATGCCCCCGAAGTCTCTTTGTGTGTCGAATTTAGTAAAAGACCCCCTCCAATACTCATTCCAGTCTTCGCCGCATAGTCTTTCGACAATCACCAAAACCTTCTCACAGGGATTTTCCAGATCATTTATTAAAGCAAAATCGTCGCCCGTTAAGGTCAAATCGTCTTTTAATTCATGCTCATAATACACCCGATCCCGGACAATTGACCGGGTAAACTCACCTAACCAAATAGGGGAGATTTCTGTTTCGTCGATTGAATCAGATGATATTTTTACGCGGGTTCGGCTCATCCTTTTTTCATCTTAAATTCCTTGTTCTTTCCTTTTACAAGAACATAACTACCCATGTCGATGTATTTCAACTCATCTTCCTTCATTTCGACCATCTTCTTTTGAAGTCGGTTATTTTCTGTCAATAGCCGGTGCGTTTCTTTGTCGCTCGTTCCCACGCCTGCGGATTGACTGCCGTCCGTGGCCCTTGAAATGCCCCCTGTGAGTTTTTCCACATACCGAAGCATAGAAGGCCGATCATCCCGGTTGATTGCCTGCAAAAGATCGAAGTGCGTTTTTGTTGCTGACTTTTTTACAACGGAAATTCGTTTCCCGTCTTGGTAAACAAACTCACCGCCCTCAACCTCCAAAGGAACGCCTCCGTTATCGTGCGACGGCCCGGCCACAATACCCTTTTCTCCAATTTCGCCCGTAATACCGTGCTTTGCTTGTGCCGCTATTGCTCTTGATTTCGCTTTAATCCCTCCAAAAAGAGCAATGATACTCGCCGCCTGTGCGAACGCCGCCAATAAGCCAAGTCCGAAAGGAAGGGTTGACCACGACTTAATAAGATTGGAAACAGATACGGCAATATTGGAAGCCTGTGCGGTGGCATCCGAAACCAATTGAAGTTTTTGCGCCTTCTTTTGTTCCGCCAAAGCCTTTTCTCTTTGGGCTTTTGCAAGTGCTTCCTGCGCTTCCGCTTGTGCAAGTTGCTGGTTTCGCAAATCTACATCTGAAGCAAAACCTAATTGAGCAATTTCAATTTCCCTGTCGAGCGCTTCCTGTGCTTTATCAACCTTTCTTTCTGCCGCATCAATTTCATCGTCTGCCGCTTTTACTGCCGCCTGTGCTGCTTCTACCCTTGCATCCGTCAGGCGATTCAACCCCTCCTCTAATTGGCTAATCGACTTATTAAACAGGTCTTTAAATTCGTCGTCAATCCCGAACAGGTCAGCCAGGGTTTGCGCCGATTTCTTTTTAGGCGCTTCTTTTGCCGCCGGGCCAATGCTCAGCCCATCCAATTGCGCCCTTAGTTTGGCGATTTGGTTTTTTATTAAAGCGGTTTGATTTGCGTCGCCGTCTCCGATCAGCGCCAAAAGCCCTTCCTGAAATTCTATTTCAGTTTGGAGTCTTTTTTCTTTTATGATGTTATCGAAGTTGAATTGCGCCTCTTCGATTTTTGCTTTGTCGGTTCCGTTGGCCTCTAAAATAGAAATGAAGTTTTTGAAATTCTGCTCTGTCAGGTCAATCTCGGAATCCTGTAAATTCTTAATCTCATCAAGATTCTTTTTGCCCGCATCGAATCTTTCTTTGTTCTGCTCCTTCTCAAACTCTCCACGAGCGGCGCGTAGTTTTTCCAATTCTGCGCGTTGCTTTAACTCTTTTTCAATCCCGTATTTGGCCGTTATTTGAAGCAGATTGGTTTGGTGATGCTCTTCGGCTTGTGTGGTATCGAGGTGGAATTTCCGTAACTGCTTTAGCAGTTCTTTGTACCTCAAATCCTCTATTGCAATCTCTTTTTGTTCGCCGTCTTTCAGGGCGTTTATTTTGGCTTGCTCAAATTCTTTTGCGAGTTTTGAGGCATCGCCCGAACTTTTCTTATTAAGTTCGGCGCGGCGCTTTGCCGCCTCTTTGGTCAGTTTCTCTTGTTCGTTCAATGCCGCCTCATAGTCTCTTCTATCGGCATCCAAAGCAGCCTTATCGGCCAAATCCGCATTAAGGGTTATCTTTTCTCCCTTCCCAAATAGCGCTTTTATGTCCGCAATAAAACCCCGCGCTTTAAAGATGGTGAGTTGAAACAGATTACTGAAGAAGCCGCCAATTTCTTCTACTACCGGCTGCAAATCGCTTTTTAAACCCCGCCATGCACCCCCGACGGTTTGCGCGTCAAGTTGCGCCTGTCCTGCAAATTTTGAGCCTTCTTTGGTGAGGTTGAAAAACGCCAATTGGAGTTCCTCAAAAGAGATTTTGCCCTCCGATGCCAACTTTTTCACCTGGTCGTTTGAAACGCCCATTTGTTTGGCAAATTCCTGGATAATCGGAATGCCAGCATCTACCAATTGGTTAATATCCTCGGCGTATAAAACGCCCGACGTTCTGGCCTTTCCGTAGATAGTGGTCAGTTCGTTGAAATTCTTACCCGTGGCCGCTCCAATGTCTGCGATTCTACTAAGTACGGGAACGAGATTTTCGGAGTTTTCCCCAAACGCCAAAAGCCCTTTACCGGCATCTAAAACATCCTGCGTGTTTAGTAATTTCTGATTCGCAAACCCCGTGAGGTCGGCAACAATTGATTTTGCCTTATCTGCGCTACCCGTAAACGCTTCAAATGATCGTGCGGCCTTTGTGGTGCTTTCCGCCAGGTCAACAGCCGATATGACAAACTTCTTAACAACGTCAATAGCGCCTAAAATCAGCGCCGCTTTAGCGAAAGATCCAAAAAGCCCTTCAAAAACCTCTTTTCCTGTATTGGCCTGTTTGTTTACGTCCTTTAGGGAAATACCCGCCTTTTTGCCCGCCGTTTCGAGTTGCTTCATTCCTAATTCCAACTCGGCAATTGACCGGGCATATAGTTTTATTGCAGTTGGGTCGGTAGCGCCCTTTAGGGATGTTTTCAGAACGTCGGCACTCTTTTTTAGGTCGGCATACTCCTTTTGTAGATCGTTTACGGCATCCGCTACGCCTTTGGCCGATTCTGAATTAAACGCATTATCTACACTCGTTCCAACCTTGCCAAGTTCGGAACGCAGTGTAATTACCTCGTTAATGAGGTTTCTTAAATCAACGTCTAATTCTACTTTTTCAGCCATTAAATAGCGAGTTTGCCCACGTTTGAAGATTCGTTTTTACAATCTGGATTTCCTGCGCCGAAGGTTTGATGATCGGCACTTTTTCTTTTTCGGAGTTCCACGTTATTTTACTTTCACTATCCTGATTCTTTCCGCCGATGGTGAGGGTTGCCCCGTTCGGCGTTCTTTCTATTTTTGTCACCCCAAAACCCCTCCACATACTTCCGGTAAACTCGAAATTTTTAGGCGATTCATTCAGGTTATTCAACCCCCGAAATTCTTTGTATGAAATCTTCTCTTTGTCCTTTGCTTTCTTCCTGACCGCTGCCTCACCCGATGCGTTGCGACTTTTATTGAAGTAGAAAAAAGCGGGTATTTCAGTGTTTGAATAGTCCGAAAACTTGTTTCCTTCCGCGTTCTTTCCTTCCTGAATTACCCTATTAGAAACGAGCGCCACAATGTCGGCCCCGGCTTTGGAAACCTGCGCCTCCAATTCAGAATCCAGCCTTTGCAGCCCCCTGGTTAGTCGGTTTGTCAGTTCGTCAATGGTCACGTCAATACAGGTTTTACAATCATTCCATGCGGGTCTTTGCAGGTCAGGCAGTCGATATTTTGAAGCGAAGCGGATTGTGTGATATAGTCAATCATCTTGTTATATCGGCCCGTCATTTCCCCTCTGCGCTCTTTGTAGTATTCCCGGTTGATTGTATTGGAGCGGGTTAAATCCGTGGAACCTAACAGTTTTTGAAGCATGATTGAATCCGCTTTGTACCTGATTGCGTGGGCAATCGACATTGCAAAAGGGTCGGTTTCAAAATCTAAGGTTCCATTGCAAAGAACCTGCCCTATATCGCACCCTAATTCGATTTGAAGCGCAAGCCCGTTCATTATCGTACCGTCATTGCCGGTTGCCTGGTCGAAGTCCGTAAGCGTGTTCCCCGTCCATCCTCCGCACATCATCCAACCGGCCCACGCCCTCCCGCCTGAATGCTGATTTCTCCACATCGGATTTGAAAGATCGTACCACGGCACAAAGCCCCCGCATCCGCAGTTGATCTTGTTCAGTTTGGGCTTATTGGATGGGTTGTAAGTGTAGGTCAAAAAGTATTCATGCGTGTTTGAAAACTCCACAAAGGTCGGCAGCGTAATCGCTGTTTCCAGCGTGTTCAATGTCCAACCGTTTGAGATCGTTACGTCTCCCGTCCACACCTGCACGTTTAGGGCGTTGTGAATCTTCAGTGTCAAAGTACCGGCCCCGGAAAACAGAGTTCCAATTTTGGTTATTTTAATCCGGCCTCCGCGCATAGGATTAAAAGCCAATCTGATGCCCGCGTAACTATTGGAGGTTTCGAGCGTTTCCCTTCCGACCGCCTCACCAATTTGGCCTTTAAAGTTCTCCCTGCGAGACGAAAAGGTATTCATAAGCATTGCGTTCGTATCCGCAACGAATATCTTAACCGCTTCTTCTCTCGACTTTTCCAGCATATCCCACACGGAACCTACGCCGCACTCTTCCAGTCCTTCCAGGTTGTCCAGCGGGGTTAGGTCGGTCATGTAAAGCCCTGATAAGGACGTGTCGAAACCTTCGCCGGGTGCGGTGTCAATGCATGGACAATCGGCACGGGATAAACCTATGATGTTATCGTAACAAGCCATGTGATAGAAATAAAACAGCCGGGACAGTTGCCCCGCCCCGGCTGTTAGCCTTTTTTGTTTACCTGTTCAGTTCTTCTTCTTCCACAAAGTCCAGATTTTGTATGAACTGGATTGCGTCCCGGTACCCTTAATTCTTAGCCGGTACTTTGCCCCGGTTGCGTCTGTACTTCGCATAATTGCCGGTGTGGCGGTAGTTGCTGATGTGCTGTCTATCGTAAACCAGTCCGTTGCGGTGCCTGTCGTGGTCGTCAACGATCTGTCAAGATAGACTTTCACGTTGTGCGTACCGGAAATGCTCGTTCGGAGAACCGCAATATCGTAGGTGTACAGCGACATGAAATTTACCGGACTGGCAACAATGTTGTTAGAGTTGGGCTTTCCCAGCGGAATTGTGTCCAGTTCTGTGTTTGTGATTGTGTCCAGACGAAAGTTGTACTGAACGTTCCCGCCTACAACCGCGTAATCATCTTCGCTTTGGGCGGCACCCTGCGCGTTAGGGCTGTCGAAGGCCGATCCGACTGCAAAAAGGCCAATCAGGCCGAAAATAAGGAAAAGAATATTTTTCATGTTGTTATACTACGTTTGCAGGTGTTTGGGTGAACTTGAGAACGCCGGTTGTTCCCGCTACGCAACCCAATGGGTTTTGGAACACGTCGTATTTTGATTTCATTTTGTAATGCTCGTATGTGTGGCCGCCGGAGCATTGCGTGGTTTTTTGCACGTCGATGATCTGAGGCGGAAAAAACGGATTCGCAATAGAGAATCGGGTGTGCGCATCGCGGCCTCCGATTTCTTCCGGGCGGGTATCGTAGTAGCCTTTGGATGCAAAGGCAACGGCGCCTTTTGCAATCATGTAGGCCACATAGTCCGGGTCGTTGACTTCGTCGATGTTGAACAGGTCGAAGTAGGTACGCATCGTATTGATACGGTTTGCATCGCCCTTGCCTTCGCCGTTCGCCTGGCTTGTGCGGTACATGAAAAACTCCTGGTCAAGCAGTTCGCCCGAAAGAAGGTACGGCATCATCAGTTTGTTTTTCTTTGCAGCACGGAGCATTTTTCCGAAAAGCGAAGAGTCCCAATACTGGGCCGGAATTTCGGTATTTGTTCCGTCAATATTCCACTCGTTGCGGTTGCTGTACAGGTTTGTTCCCGCATAGGCATTCAGGCGACCTACCGCGTACTGTGCGGCCTGTTCTGCAAAACCTACAAAGGAGGCCATCATAAGGCGGGCGGTTGCGTCGGTGGCTTCAAATTCGTTGTTGTACCAGCCGTCAATATCCACCTTAAACTCGTCCTGTTTGCACACGCTCAAAGCGTATGTTTTGGAATCGGTGGCCGCTTCCGTACCGGCGAATGTGCAGGAATCCACGCAATCGACCGGCGTAGGGGGGCAGGCTTTCACCCACGTTACCTTAACGTCCCGGTCTTTTTCGTTTGAAATGATCGTGTCGATACGCGAAGTCTGATTTTCGTAAATCGCGTTGAGGGTTTCGACATTTGCCAGTAAATCGGCGTTGTTTTGATTGTCGGGCCAAACGCCGCCAATTCTCTCCAAAAGGAGCGGTAAAACGGATGCTGTGATAGCCATAGTGTTTGTTTGTTGTTTCGCCTCCGCCTTACCGCCCTTCCTTATTTCAGGTTAGAGCCGTAATACTCTTCGGCCATTTTGCTCTTTACTTCGCGGTCGGTTTCTTTGAAGTAGGCATCCTCAAATTCTGTTTTGCTTGCCCACTTTCCGACCGGCGCTGTTCGTTGTTGTCCGGGTTGATTTTGGTTACCGCCGTTTCCTTTCGGTTCTTGAACCGGAAACTCAAACCGCTTCCGCGCCTTTTCCCTTGCGAGCGCGTCGAAGTCTACCGCGTGAAATTGTTCGTTTTCTACTCTTTTCCCCCCCTGAATAGGAATAAATACATCCTTTTCAGGCTCTTCAATATCGTAGGCGTCAAACTCCCTTAAGTAGTCCTCTTTTCTCACTCTTGCAATTTCCGGGTCTTTTGGCATGATCGGGGTCATCCCCTCTACTATGCTCCATGCCCGTTCTTTTGCGCGGTTTCTGGCCTCTTGCGCTTTCTGCTGACTTTTGAAATCTTCCAGCGCATTCACGCCTTCCGCTTTCAGGTCTTCCGCAAGTTTGAGAAGTTCCTTTTCTCTCGAAATAAACAGGGGGTGCAGTTTAACCTTATCGTCTTCCAGTTTTGGTTTAGCGACCTTTTCAAGCCCTGCCAAAAGAAGTTCTTCGCCCTTTAAATCATTGTCGTCAACGCCGGTCTTTTCACGGATCATCTTTTCGTATTTCTCCGAAATTTCGACCTGTGCTTTTTTGTAGCCGTTGTCAAAGAATGTTTTTGTGTCGGGCTTGATCTTCGTAATGCGCTCTTTGTCGAGGGATTTTAAAGCCTCTAAAGCGCCTTCCTGGATTTCGTCGGTTTGTGTGCCGTCATCGGATTTTTTATACAGCGATTCCGCAATGCTGTCAGGGGAGAGGTTTAACGTAACCCCTAAATACGCAAGTAACAGTTCTCTATCTGTCATAGCAAAAATGATGCTTTTTCGTGCCGTAGCACATGAATTTTAGGCAATGTTTGTTTTGGATTTCAGGCTTTCCGAAACCTCTTTTGGAACAACCGGCGCTTCGATCAATTGGAAGTTGGCTTTGAAGTCGCCGTTTTTGATTCGCTCCCAACGTTCGGGGGTTACTTCGGAAATGTCTCCGGTGGGCAGGTACTTAATTTTTAGTTTTGTCATGTTTTTTGTATTCGCGTTTGAGTTGTTTTTCTTTCAGGTCTTTCACAACCTCTTCGGGTGGATCAACAGAATCCAAAGACCAACCGGCCTTATCTTTCCCCATCGCATCCCATTGCTTTTGGGTGAACGCGCCAGTTCTACCGTCGGCGTTCGTCGCTTTTAGTTTTGTCATTGAATATTCGTTTTTGGTTTAGGTATTCATCGAGCATTTTGTAATAGGTTCTCACGGCGGAGTTTAGCGCAAAATCCTCGATTCCAAATTCCGTTTCAAACTTCCTGAGCGCGTCCGGTATTTTCATGTCAGGGTTGCACGAAAGCACCCCCCGAACGAATGCAAACATCATTTGTGTAGATGCGTTTCGTCGGATGATTTCGTGTAAGAAAAGGACGTGCTGTTGATGCTTCATTGCTTTACTTTCTTCGCGGCGTTCGCTTTGTTCAAAATCATCTGTGTACGCGCCTGGATTTGCTGAAATTCCTGCGCCGCTTTTTCTCCTTCGGAAATCAATCCGTCCAATACTTTTTGTAGGTCTGATTCGCTTTTCAGTAGTACCGAAGTGCTGATTTCCTGTTGCCGTGGACTCCCCTGAATAGGGGATATAATCTTTTCAGTCAGAAAAATACTATCCGGTTTCAATCGCTCAACTATGTACGTGACCTGCGAAAAACAGGGTGCGGATAATAGAAGCAGTAAAAAGGTTTTGGCTGTTTTTTTCATACGATTGTGAATGTTGCGGTTGGGTTTGCGGTTTCCAGGTACGACTTCACGGCCTTTTCCAACTCCCTACGAAAAATGGTATTTGGATTTGTGACCGATTCGGAACCCATTGTTATATCGGTTGGCCCGTATTCGGGGCCGCGATAGCGAATCAGGTTCTTTCCGTCCACGTCGATGAATGACACGAACGCGGTCAGGTTCCCCGTTTCACCGTTCAATTCACATTCATACGTCACCGTGTCGGCATCGAACGTGCGTTTTGCGTCGTCTGTAATGCCCGTTACGATTGGGCCGTCTGCTACTGTTATCATCCTCTTCCAAGTAATAAAATATTGAGTGAATATGTACCTGCGGCAAGAGTGCCGCGATACGTGATTGTGACAACACCTGAAATATCTACCGAGCCATAAAACGTGCTTGATATTACCGCGTCTGCGGCTGCCTGGTTGCGCGGAAAAACATCGATAGCCCCCTGCAATATGTCGTGCGTGGAAACTGGCGTCATGGTTATTACTGTTGCATTCGCCGTCGGGGATGATCCAGTTGTGAATGTGACAAACCCGCCATTGCCAAACCATAGCGAGTTTCCTGCATTAATTGACGCGCCCGATCCAGCCCCCGCGCCGGTTGTGTACGTGCCGATTGCGCCGGTTGTGGAAACGTTTTTAAACATCTCACCCCGGACGTTCCCGCCCACATCCATTACTTCAATGGCTGCGGTTTTATTTATGCCCACCTTTGTCGTGACGCCGGTCTGAATCCTGACGCCCTCGCCTCCAACAGATCCGCTTGATGGATTCGCCTGGTTTAGTATGCGAAATGCATCGCCATCGCTGTTATCTATACCGACAACCCATTGATTAAGCCCGTTTACCGTGTAGCGCGTGTATGGGTCTCCGGCATTCGCGCCGCCAACCTGCGCCTCAAATACAGACGACCCTGCCCCCGATACATTCCTGTCGTTTCGGAGTATTCCCAAAACCTCCGCCACGTTGCCGACAAACCGGAACATTTCATCATTTGTACCAGATGTGACCCTTGCCTCATAATGCGCGGTTGGTGTTACTGCCGACCCGGTTGTGTTTAACTGGATTCTGCCATTGGTCACGTCAACCAAGTATGCGGCACTACCTGCAACCGTATTCGTTCCAGTCCAGTACGTTCCCTGCCCCGCCGCGCCCGATCCTGTCACAGCGGTAATTGTCCCCCATTCCAGCGCCGTACCGCCCGAATTGACCCGCAAATACTGGTTTGCTGCCGTGCCGGTTATCGCGGCCATGTTGCCTGTCGAGTTCGCCGATCTGCCCAACACGGAAAGCCCGGCAAGTGTCTGCATTTTTGCGACCGTGACCGCGTTGTTGGCAATGGTTGTTGTGATCGCTGTTGTACCCGATCCGGTTACATCGCCGCTTAGTGTGATGGTCTGGTTGCCGGTCAGGAAAGAAGGCGTGAAGTATTCCAGTGCCGTTGCGCCTGAATTAACCCGGAGTAGTTGATTTGCAGTACCAAGTGCAGACAAATTGGTGCCGCCGTTCGCAATAGGCAGAATGCCGGAAACCTCCGATGTGAGCGAGGTATTACCCGTTGTGAATCCCGATCCATTGCCGCGCAAAGGGCCGTTCAGGGTAGTTGTGACGGCGATTGTTCCCGATGTTGTGACGGGTGAAGAGCCGACCGAAAAACCGGAAGGCATGGTAAGCCCTACACTTGTCACGGTACCCGAACCCGTTGCAGGGCTTGAATTTGTGATTGTGATAGTACCTGCCGACTGTGCTACGGTTATACCTGTACCGGCTGCGATTGTCGCCGTGCCACCGCCCGCGCCGCCCGCCGTTGAAAGCGTTAGAATGCCGGACGTGGTACCGGACGTAGATAATGTTTGCGCCTCGTTCGTCACCGATCCGTCTACTTCAGTGCCGGTAATGGTAAAGTTAGGGTAAGTGCCGGTCACTGCGTTGATGCCCGCACCTGTGATGCTGACTGTTTGATCGGGCGCGCTGTTTGCCAGGGTAATAACGTTGCCCGTTTCGCTGATCGTAAGGCCGCTGCCTGCCGTTATGGTTACGCCGGTAGAGCCTGACGTGTTGCTGTTGATGATCGAAGTTGTAGAAGTTCCGGCCCCTACGGTCAGCGACCCTTCGTTGCTTACACTACCATCGGCTTCTGTTCCAGTGATGGTGAAATTCGGGTAGGTTCCGGTGACGGCGTTGATGCCTGCCCCAGTCAGCGAAACGGTCACGTCCGGCAGGGTGTTGGTGATTGTCATGTTTGACGAAGTGCCGGTCAGCGAAATGCCGGTGCCTGCCGTGTGCGTCACGTCCGTCCCGGTGGATGAATTAAGCGTGACAGGGGATGATGCGCCGGAAAAGGTAAGGTCGGTTGTTGCTGTAGCTGTTGCCGGTGCCCACGTTGTACCGTTCCACTGCATTACCTGGTTAAGCGTTGCCCCGCCCTGGTTGATCTGCGACAAATTCAACGTTCCGCCCAATGTTGAAAGTAGGATGTTTCCCGGAACCACATCAACCGTCGAACCCGAACCGATTACTGCGCCAGTGCCGCCCGTTACAGCAATCTTTGTGCTTCCTGCCGTCAGGTTGCCGGTAGTGATATCCAGCGTTCCGCCCGTGAATGTCAGCGGGCTTCCAATCGTTACCGCCTCAATACAGCCCGTTTCGCCGAAAAGCAACCCGTTAAGGTCGGTTGTTGCCTGCAATTCCAGCAAAATACCTTCCGGGTCGCACTGTGCCGACGCGGTAAATGGAAGGAGAAATAAAAGATAAATGAACCTCATTTGAACACTCTTATATACGCGGTTTGGCCGTTCAGGCTTGGCTTTGTTCCGCTTACGTGAAAATCAATACTATTGCCCACTGTGTTGACTAAAAAATCCCGCTCATCTCCCGGAACGTCGGGGTGGTAGTTTTGCCGCCTTACGATCACCATCACATTATCAGGCTTTGAGGGTAGCGTGAACACGTCCGTTGGTATTTCTACCTTGTCAAGTGCTATAACCGCTTCGTATGTGTACCACGATCCCGGCAGTGCAGTACCTGACAACTCCAATCCAAACGATGCAAACGGGCTGCGTAAAAGATTCAGGTAAATACCACAAGTGTTTTCGGTTATCGTAAACCCGGAGGGCAAAGAACCGCCCAAAAGCGCGTACTGCGCACAGGTAAAAGTTCTCGTTACTGTCCCGTTTGTTCCTGTTATTGCTCCCATTCATCCATCATTTTATTGCCCACAATCCAGATTTGCGCAAATATGAAAACCACTCCAGCAATAACCGCTGCAAGCGCGTAGTATAGCCCGTTTCTAAACCCGATCAGGATTGCCAGCGACCAACAAAACAGGAACACGCCAACTTTCCATGCGGGCGACATATCGGCCCACCACTCGACAACGCGGCCCCATCCCGCCACCATAAGCGCAATCAGGATGGAAAGCAGTATCAATGTCCAGTGCTGCGCTTTCATCGAAGCAGGGTGTATGTCAGTGATGCGGTTGCGCTGAATCCTGCGAAGGCTATCAGCGTGTCAACGATCTTGTATTTTGTCGGCTGCTTACTCGCTCCAATAGTTACCGCGCCACCAATCAACAGGTATTTGGTTCCTGTGCCTGAAAAGTGGTAATAGTCCCTCAGGGGGTTCCATATATTTGGCTTGTGCGGCATGTTTTCGGGGTCACGGTTGTAGTATTGGCGCTTCCATTGTTCACTGCCAAACCATGATTGAGGCGCTGCATTGAATCGCTTTTCAAACGCCGTTGGTTCGGCGTGGTACGCTTCGCGCCCGCCGTGCAGAATACCGGCAATTGCATACGAAATCCACACGGCGCGTTTACCGCTGCCCTTAAAGCGATAGGTTGAAAAGTCGTACCATTGCAGTTTGGAGTACAGGCGAAGCGTTTTTTTGTCCTGTGTTGTGAGGGTTGCGGACGTGTCGTTTTTACCCCAACAGCCTGCGCATGGGTTTTGCGCGTTCAGCGAAAGGCAAGCGAGTAAGGAAGCGAGTATGCAGAGTAGTTTTCCCATTACCAGTTGTTTTTCCAGTTTGCGCCGTTATACGTTTGCATAACCCCTGTGCTTGTATCTGTTGCCGTACAGTCTGTACAGTAAAGCGTGAGCCCGGTTGCGGGGCTTGCTATTGCGTTTCTTTGGGCGGTGGTCATTCGGGGCGGCAGCAGCCCGGCTGTCGTAGATGTTAAGTCCAGGATCGAAGATGCTGCCGGAGCGGGCGTACCTATGCCAATTTTCCCAGACGACAAGCCGGTAGCGCGAGTAGGTGTTACGCCTGTTCCAAAAAGAATATTGCCGAAATTTAACTCGTTAGAAGCAGACGCGCTACTCGCTTGCGCGGTGCGGCCTATCATTATCAGATTGGAGCCGGTTGTTGTTGTATTCCCCGCTTGTGTGCCTATGTTTATTACGTCTACGCCGCTAGTATTACCTAGTCCGGCTTGATACCCTATGTTAGTAACGAAGTTGGCCGTACTGTTTAACCCGGCTTCATAGCCGAAATTATTAACGCCAACGCAAGAAACACCGGCCCATCCAGCTCTTACTCCAAAGTTGTTATTGCTTGAACCTCCAATAAGTGAAGCGCCAGCGCTTGGCCCAAAATTATTATTACCGCTTGCCGTAGTTATTTTATTACCCGCAAGTTCTCCAAAATTGTTACAGTTGGTTCCTGTTGTCATTGCAGCCCCCGCGCCATTACCGAAATTGTTGTTGTTAGACGCTGCGGTCATAACAAGGCCCGCCCCATTACCGAAATTATTATTGTTCTGCCCCGTCGTCAATGGGTCTGCCCCGATGCCTGTGAAAAGAAAAATGTTATTATTGCCCTTAAACCGAAATAGTCCAGAACTTGATACGGTTTGGTTATCGAAGTAACCTGAACCTGTGAAATAAGCAAACTGCCCGGCACCCCCGCCGCCTGTAATTTCAGCACCGCCGCCTTGGAAGCCTTGGTATCTTTCAGGTCGGCGTGTAGCAAGTCCAGTCGTATCATTTTTGACGTGCCACAATATGTGTGAAAAGCCAGAACAAGAAGTGCCGGAAACATTTGCGGATGAGTTGATTTTTAACCAAATCGAATCACTAAGGAAACGATGCGATATGATCGGAACGGTTGAGGCTGCGCCGGTCAATGTATACGACCTCCCCTGAATTGTAATTCCTGTAGGTCGGGAAAATCCGGAAAAACCAGCGGGAGATATTTCAGAAAAAACCGTAACTGAATCAAGTACAGGCAGTTTCGCAGACTTGAAAACATAGACAGCGAGCGAGTCATATCCATCTTGCGAGGGGTGAGTATCATCCGTTATCAATGCGTTGCCGTGAATGTTGTCATTGTAACTTGCATCGCGCCACCAGGCATTATAATCTACTACCGCTGCGCCAAGCGCCTGCAATTCGCCGCCTGCAAAAAAAACATTGAGCGAATCAATCTGCCTTACTTGAGTTGCAGTTGCGACTTCTTGTCCTGGGCAATTAAGAAACACGCACTGCATACCATTATCACGTGCAGAACGAGCCATGCGGAGTAAATTAGACTCAACGACAGCAACATGCGTAGCGCCTCCAAAAAAATCGTTAACGCCTACCACAACTACCACACCGAAAGGGCGACGTTGCAGCGTCTTCGACCCTTTCCCGTCTCCAGGATTGAAGGTTTCGGCTAGGGCATCGCGCCTCCATCTTGCCCATACTTGTGTAGATGTTTCGCCCCCGATGCCATGATTGTACCACCTCATATTAGTAAGGCGTGCTAAGGTGTACGACAACTGCCCAGGCAGGTCAGCAAGATTCAGATTAACAACACCGGACCCGTCGCTATGCAGCCGCCCATGCCGCCCCGGATAGCCTTCTGCTTGACTGTCTCCAATCACAACCCAAAACGGCGCGGATACCGCAACACTATCGCCCGATGTACCATTTGCCAGCCAGCCGCCGTAATCTGTGTTTCCCGTGCCGTATGGGGCAGATGAAAACTTATATTGATTTGGGTTGATTGCAGCGAAATTATAATTAGCAACTGATTCGTTAGCGTTAAGCCCCGTTGCAGGGATTTTCGCATTCGTGGCGGGCAGCCTGTAGTTATCCATTTGAATCGACCCGCCGCCGACACTGGAAGGAAGTGTTACCGTACCACCCCCATCACTCAGCGTCAAATCGTTGCCGTCAATGGAAAGGGTTTGTAGTTCGTTGGTCGGGCTATTGTCATCCGCGCTTATTGTAATGTCAGGCGCGGCTCCGGTGATCGTAATGCCCGAACCGGCGGTATAGGAGCCTGAAGTGCCTGCCGGACCTTGCGGGCCTGCGGGGCCGGTCAATCCAATGGGGCCTTGCGGGCCCGTAGCGCCCGTATCGCCGGTCAAGCCTTGCGGGCCTGTAGCACCCGTTGCACCTGCGGGGCCGGTTAACCCAATCGGACCTTGCGGACCTGTAGCACCTGTAGGACCGGTTAAACCAATCGGGCCTTGCGGACCTGTCGCGCCTGTATCGCCTGTTAAACCAATCGGGCCTTGCGGACCTGTCGCGCCGGCTGCACCTGTAGGACCGGTCAAACCAATCGGGCCTTGCGGACCTGTCGCACCTGTAGGACCGGTTAACCCAATCGGGCCTTGTGGACCTGTCGCACCTGTAGGACCGGTTAACCCAATCGGACCTTGCGGACCTGTCGCGCCTGTATCGCCAGCCGGGCCCGTTAACCCAATCGGGCCTTGCGGGCCTGTTGCGCCTGTGGGACCACTTGGGCCTGGAGGACCTTGCGGCCCGGTACTACCGCCGCCACAATTCAGACAGTGCCATGCGCTCGAATAATATTGGTATAGTTCAGGTGTGGAGCATGAATTTACCGCGAACGTGGACTGATTATAACCAGGCGTGTACATCGGTGCCGAGCATCCCGAAATCTGATCTATGCCGCGCGGGTCTTCATCCCATGCCACCGCGTCTGGATTCCAGGTGTATTTTTTGCCTGTCAGCAGGTCAAAACGCCAGCGCGTGCCAACACCCGAAGGCGCGGCAGTAGGCGCCCCGGTATTATAGCCAACCGGAGCCGTAAATGTTCCTTGCGAGGTCCCTAAAAACGGGATGAGAAGCAAAAGGAATAGTAATTTTTTCATGTGAGTGGCGAAACCCTTTTTAGTACGTCATAAATTCCGGTGTCCGTTAATTCGGCAAACCAATATAAATCGTGTGTGTCAAGATTGAAGTTATCCCGCGCATCGGTATCATTCAAGCAGGCTGGAAGCGAATCAAAATAGGCCTTGAAATCCGCCGGTGTCGGAGAAAAGCACTTCGGAAACCGCAAAATCAATTGAGGCTTCGACATCCGCAAAACTTGTTCGCAACTCATAATTTAGCCACAATTATAGTTTTCACAATTACGGGTGTCGTCGGGCGCGTCCAAACCAAAGTAAGCGTAACGGGGCAACTGGCAGTCCATCCGGCGGTCGTTGCGGCAACTACGTGAAGTCTCAACTTATTGTTGTCGTCTCCGAAAACGGTAATGCCTGAACCCAACGTGAGCGTTGCCAGTACCGTGCCGCGATTGTCCACGATAGGAGCGGAAAAGGTAGAGCCGTCAAGATCAACAGGTTCCATTTCTCCCGTATCCACGTTTTCTTCCTCAATAGCGAACTCTTCCAAAAAGGTATCACCCCGTTTGAAAGTCCAATCTAATTGGGCGTGGTTGTCGGTTACTGTTATGGTGTCGCTCATTTGCTTAGTCCTTCCATGTGATTGCCTTAACCGCCCACATTTGAGCGCCTTGCGCCTCTGTGATCGCCACGCTGCACATTCGCTTTACTTCTGCGCTTTCGGTTGTGCTGCGCAGGTTGTGCATCTGGTCGATAATGGCGGCATAAAACCGTTTTGCCGCATCTACTTCGGCGTTATTGGATGGGTTAAATGTGAGGCCGACGGCCTTTTGTCCGAATGTTAATTCTTGTTCGATCATGTTTTGTTTTTTATATCAGGTCGCAATTGAGCGGCCAATTCATCCGAAATATATGAAAGGAAATGTCTGCAATTCCATCTACCTCGCTCCAAAAGCGGGTTGTAACTTGCTGCCGTTTTTTTATCAATCAAATCGGGGTCTGATTTCCACCTTGCCGCCTCTGCTGTGCTGAAAACCTTTCCCGCCCTCTTCCTGCAAAATTGTCGCGTGGTCGGAATTACAGAACCCTGATAAATGAAGTATTTTAGTTTCAATTCATCTGCCATGCTGGAATTTACGACCTCATGCGCCATGTTATACGAATCGTACGAATATTGTCTCCAATACCTTTGCAGCGCCCCGTCTGTATCCGGGTTTCCTTCCACCAAACCTTTGAACCCCTTTTGAAAATCCGAAAGGCTCTTTTTTGTCACGATGGATTGAACAACGTACTGCCTTAATTCATCCCTGACCACCTGCGTATTTCCCAAATTTGATAGGTACCCGCCTTCGATCAAAACCCCGTCTTTGTCAATCCCGATCACAGCACGAAGCAAGTCCAGTGACTTTTGAATTGCCGCCGCTTTTGCGTGTGTATCTGTCGCCTCATAGTAACCAATTGTCAAACCGCCAACCTCTAAAAGTTCCGTTGTAAATAGGGCCAATTCGCCGCCAATCATTTCACGTTCCCACTTATTAAACAGGCGGTTAAATTTCCCCAAAGCCTGAATGTTCCGGGTAGACTTTTTCAGGTTCTTTCCTTCCGTTTCAAACATATCATTAAGCGCTTCCAAAAACCGTTTTACGAGTTCCCTTTGCGCACCCTGCAAACGAGTGTCCAGCGAATCAACCAATTCGGTTAGCCGGTTTTCAAATCGGACTGACCACGATTGGATGTATTTTAGGATTTCCTCAATTGTCATTCCTGCAAAAGATAGTGATTATTAAGCAACCAGTCTTCGCCCACAACATCGGAAAAGTCACCGGACTTGTAAATCCAGTCTCCGGGCAGTGCCCTTACATTGCCTCTTTTGTGGTACAAAAACGCGCCGCTCGGATTGTTTTCTGTCGGCTCCAACACTTCGCACTCAACAAATCTTCCGTTTGTCCAATTCTGAATATCTCGCCCATTGGCAATATCATACTGCACAACGTGAATTATTGGCGGCTTTTGTACGAATCTTTTAATTTGCATTTGCAGGTGTATTTATCGGCAAAGTAATCGCCGGGGCTACCGGCTTGGTTTCATTCATGTAAGACATAACCTTTTCGTCAATCAGCCGCGCCTGTTCTGTTTTTTTGAATTGATAGAATCCCTCCACCTCGTTTTCCAGTTCGGAGAAAATCACCCCCAGCATCAGGTAGCGGGTTTTGTATTTCTGTGGTACCGCCGGATCTGAAAGAGCCAGGGCAATCATATCGGCGCTCATTCCGCTAAAAGGGTTGAAGGATTCTTTCACCCACCATTCGTTGTACTGCTTCGGGTCTTCGGAATACATCAAGCGGGCAATGTCGTTACTGATATGTTGAATAACTGCCGGGCCTACCTCTGAACGTTTGGCCGCTTCCAAATCTGAAATCAGTTCGGACATATTTTTGAGTTGGAAGTCTTTAGAGAAAACCAACTTCGCATTTAAGCCTTTTGAGAGATCGGCAAAATCTGCCGTCATCCACACGTAAAAAACCCATGTATCTGCGAATCCTTTGGCGCATGAATACAGGGTGTCTTGTACGTTATCCCGGTCGAGTAGTTCACCCGTGGCCGTGCCGGAAATCTGCATTTTACTGAACGATTCCGAATTGAACACAACGGCTTTGCATCCTGCCGTCAGATCGGTAACGTAGTCTTTTTGGAATTGCACTACTTCAATTGGCGGGCCTTTGAAAACCAAAATCTTTTCCAGGTCGATTATATCGGCAGCATCTTTAGGCATGGAAAAGTAAATCACATCCATTGCCGACGTGATGGAATCATGCCCCGTGCCCTTGCATGTACCGCACGTCTCGCCATTGAGCAGGTATCCACTTTTACACCCATCTGCCTTACAAATAGGCATATACTGTAGTCTGTGCGGAAATGCCTGTTGAGACATTACAATATCCAACTCACTGTTAACCTTTACCGACTTCAAAAGAAGTGGTACTGCGCTATCGTAAGGCGAGACAAATGTTTGTCCGTTTGTCCACGCATCCCGCAAATAACCAACGGGTTTGGCGGGTACCCTTCCGGCGTTGTGCGGAATAGATTCAGTGAGAAAGTAAACCCTTTTATTGGAAAGAAGATATTGGCCGTTTTCGGTAGGAACGAATTGATTTTCAATCAACGAAGTGGTCACGGTTGCCGGGTCGATTTCCTGCAAATTCAGGGTTTCGTTCTGAAGGTAGAGCGCGTAATTATCGCCCACCTTGTCTTTCTTTTGATTGATCGGAAGAGAAAACGAGGTTTTGACAGTCAGGTATTGCAGCACGTTGTTTTCGTACTTGTAATCAACCGCTTCGTGACTTGTCACCTCGTAAGGGTACGGCTTCGCCCGTTCTCTTTGGTTGTCGAACGGCTTAAACTCCACAACAACAAACCCGTTCGGGTCGGTCGCGTTCATTTCCAGCCAACGGGTTTGCACGTATTCATCCAAATTACGAACACCCCAAAACGTAGACATGACCCCTTCCAGTTCGGCGGTCATCCGTTCGGAGTTATCCCCTAAATGCTCTAAAATTCTTTGGTAGTTGGATCGTGGCACTTTGTAGAACACGTCCATAATGTTCTTTGTGACTGTGGTCACTACGTGCTGAGTGAGTTTCACCCGCTCTTTGAATGCATCGGCTGATTCACGTTGAACAAACTGCCGGAGTAGTTTATCCAGACCGTCACCCGTAACGAGTTTGCGGTAAAGATCGGCTAATTCAGTTGTTCTTTCGTACCAGGGGTGCTTTGCGCCTTTGGATACGACCTGAATCAGTCGTTGTAGTGCCTGTTCTTTGTTCAATGTGTTTGTTTGTTTTATCCCTCGCAAAACCTTTCAAAATCGGACGCGGCAACCTCACAAATCATGTAATCCAGTGAATCGCTGGCGTGTCCGTACTTCTCGTATGTCTGCCCGCTTATTTCATCCTTCACCTTTTCTTTCCATTTCTTTCCGTTGGGGTCTTGCTTTATGTAGGTCATGTCAACCACCATCTTTTTGCAAGTCTCATCAATCAATATCCTCCACCTCGTTTTCCCTTCAAAAATATTGTTGATAAAATCCCGGCGCTTTATAACGGGCGGGTTCTTTCTTTCGGTTCGGTCGCTTCCGTGGTGCAACCATTTTCTCAGCATCCTTTCGACAATCTGATAGTCTGTTTCCTCGCTTTTCGTTGACCTGCTGTGACCGCTTGCATCCCCGTAGAAAAACATACTCTTGCACCTGTCCCCGTATTTCGCTATTATCGCCTCACAAAGCCTCTCGCTCGTATTATTTGGATTCGGTAGGCAAAATTCGTCAAAGTTCCGCAAATCCCATCCCTTTTCTGATTGTTCAACCTGCCACAAAGTTGCCGTAATATACGGAACCACATTCTGGTCAAAAGAGACGTGAATAGGTAGTTCCGGTTTGTATTCCACTCTGCCGACGTGGCGGGCTGCGCTGAATGAACTGTAAAACTCGCCGCCGGTCTTTGTGAACGGGTTGGCGTAAATCAATGCCTTTGCCCGTTCGTCGGGGTTGTTGTCCTTTATCCGGTCAATGTACCCTTCCGGCAGATTGATCTGATTGTGATACGTGCTGGAAATCGCTATGCACTTGTTTTTCTGCTCTTTTGCAAAAAATGTGTTCTCTGAATAAATACTTCCTTCAATTTCCGCCCGGTATTCATCCAACTCAAACCACTCGTTTAGCCATTGCACTTTTGCAGGAGAGGTGAGAATGTAAAGCGGGTTAAACCCCTTGCCTTGAAAATCCATCCCCGTTTGGCGCATCCGGGTTAAGATCACCTCTTTAACGTCCTGCTCTCTCGTGTCCTTTGTTTCGTCAAGTATCGCCCAGCCAAACTCTTTCCCGTCGTGGGCTTTCGCGTTGTCCAGGGAGCCAATAAAAACAATCGCCCCGTTTTTGAATGATACAATGCCGTCGTATCGGTCGAAGTTGTGGCCCTCCATTGAGAAGCCTTTTGGGGGTTGTTTGCCTACCACATAATCCCGATCTGCTTCCCAGTTAAACAACTCTTTCCAAACCTCCCGTATGCGTAGCATGGTTGAGGTATTCAACTGATTATAGGTATTTGCTCCGATAAACCCGCGAATGTGCGGGAATTTTTGGATGTAACTACCTGAAATCAGACCGCCTAAATGGGTCTTCCCGCTGCCCACGCCTGCCAAAAATAGGTTTATCTCCTTTGTCGAGGTTAGGACGTATTCCTGCGGTGCCGATAACTTAAACCCTACTCCCCCCATAATTCCAACAAAAATAGCATTATATTTGCTCTCACAACAAAGAATAAGCCAAAAACTTTCGTATGGATTTGATTTTGCCAGATTTAAACGCCAATAGTTTCAAGACTGCGAGCGGAAAAGAGTACATAATTTACCCAACAGTGGGGACGGGCCGCTTTCCCATGCTGGAAATTTGCATGATCGAAATTCAACACGGCCTTTCCGTATCTGGGTTCAAAAGTGAGATTTTAGAGGCGTACGAACTGCAAAACAAATCGAAGTTTGCGGACGTTTCGGTTAAACTACACAACCTGCAAAATGGGGTTTCCCGTATCCTTAGTGGACAGATGCACCCTATATTCAAACTGTGTACTTTGTTTGTCTGTTCACCAAGTGAGAACCGGGAAACGTGGAGCGAAGCGGAAGCACAGGAAAAGGTTGCCGATTGGTCAAGCGTAGACGATGCTTTTTTTTTGAATTGTGCGAGGCTTTTTGTTCGTCGCTATTTCAAAGACTTGGGCATAGATTTCCTCAGTACTTCCACGCAGATCAGGAGCGACCAGGGCGGCGAAGGATCGGCCAGGTAGAAGCGCCGCCGCTAAAATACACCGTAAATATGATTCAGGACATAGAAAGCGCATGGGTTAAACTCAAAATGGCTGTTATATCTCCGGGGTTGAATTATACCGAACTTAACAAACTGGACATTTTCGAGTTCTTCGCGGTACTGGAAGAGGTGCAGGCTAAAAATAAACCGAAAGCATGATCGACCTAATCAAAGCACTTTTATTTTCAATTGGCATCATTGTGTCAATAATCACCCTTGTGCGCATGATTATACTTGCAACCAAAGAAGGTAAAACGCCATGATCGACACAGTAGCAAACACCCTCGCCCAAAAACTCGAATGCCAGGAATTTCTCTCAACCGTTGCCGGTGTTGCCCGTGCGCAAAAACTCAACGTTGATGGGAAAATTAAAACCCTGCCAGCATTCCCGAACCCTGAAAAGAAAAACGGCTACGTGTGGTTAACCCCCGCAACAACCGAAACAGGCATTTCATATTTTGAAGTGCTGGAAAACCAAAAGGCAGATGAAATGTCCGGCGGTCGGGGCTTCCAGTATTCCGCACGGCTTCGCTTGATCGTGTGGTTGAACACTGCCAAACTTTCCCCTCCCGATGTAGGCGCAATGATGGCCGCGTGTGTTTCGGCGTTGCAGGGTAAGCATGATGACGTTCCGCCGGTGTCTTTCATTCGGGTTACGCCTGACAGAGAAGCGCCGCGAAGCCCTGAACTGTTTTCAAAGTACACGTATGACGAAGCGGAAACGCAATATTTGATGCTGCCGTTTGAATACTTCGCCTTTGACTTTCAGGTGAGTTACGTTTTGAAAAACGGGTGCGCTATTCCGAATGTGGTAACGCGGGAGGCTATATGCTAACACTAACGGATTTCCTGCAAATATTCCAGATCGCCGTTTTCGCCGTGACCCTTTCGGATATTCTCATTCAACCGAATGCGATCTTTGACTTTTACGGCGATTGGCTGGACAAATTAAAGGCAACCCATCCCAAATTAGCCTACCCTTTGGGCTACTGTCCAAAATGCGCTTCCGGGCAAATTGCGCTTTGGGGTTTCGGGGCGTTCAATATGCTCAATCCGTTCGGCTGCCCGCTGCGCTGGATCTCCTACATCTCGCTCACTATTCTGCTTTCGGCGTTTCTTTCGGCTGCTTACTCGAAGTTAATTCGATAGGGCCGTGTTCGCCCCGGTATTTAATTTCTAAGATGGTGGTCTGCTGGGGGATGAGCGTTTCGCCGTTGCTGGTCATATCCACCTTGTCGGCTACTTTGCCCTCGGTTCTCTCTACCAGGTAGGCGACTGCCTTTAGCCGCGTTGCTGGGTCTTCATCATTTACCGCGTCATTTATGATATTGAGTATCATTTTTTCCCGACGCGTTATCTGCCTCATCTCTCCCGCTTGCTCAATATTGATTTTGCCATCCAAAAGCCGTTCGGCGATTGACTTAAAAGTAATAGCCCCAACGGGCCGCCCGTCAGGGTTTCCGGTTTCGCCGGGCTGGAATGTTTTTCCAACTTTATTTCCTTTTTTAAACCCCATTCACGTCTGTTTTGTGTCTGATAGCCTTAGAACGGCACATCCGCCGTTCTTCCGGTTTCCAAACTGCGTAATCCAGCGCGGGCGCGGGCCGCTGTTGTGTTACTTCGCAACTTCTTTGCGCTGTTGCCTTTCTTTACTTTTGAACCTGCTGCCATAGTGTTTCGTGTCTTATTGCCTTGTTGATGGTTTTGTACTTTTCAATGATTGCACTTTGTATCTCCTGATTCTCCTTTTTCAAAAGGCTTTGAACCTGGCGGAACTTCTCCTTTTTTAAATCCCATTGCTGTTTTGTTGCTGTTATCCGCGTGATCTACGCTGCTGCCTTAATAGGCCATCGCTTCTGAATCCTGCGTTCGCTCGGTCTATTGTAGACTGTGCAGACCTTTGAGGTGCTCTTGTTCTCGCTGCCGTACGATTTGACCGCAACTGCCGAACATTGCTGCCTTTTTTTACTTTTGAACCGCTTGCCATAGTGTTTCGTGCCTTACGGACTTGTTTATAGTTTTGTATTTATCAATGATTGCGCTTTGGATTTCTTGGTTGAAGCCAAAAAGCGCTTCGTTTTCTTCAATGCAAATATGCTCAATATTCCCAGAACTGCGAAGATTAGCGCTTCCGTGCATGATTATTTTCAAACCGCAGTGCGTTTCTATCATTGTCAACTTGCAATGTGTTCCTGCTACTGCTAACTGAAATTTGTTATCCTTATCCAGCAGTTCATACATGTACGGAATCAAACCATGCCGCTCATGCGAAAAGAAGTAGTCGGAAACGATCAAATTCAATTCATCAACATATCCGCCATCCAAAAGGTTTTTCAGGCTGTCCACGTTGTTCTGAGACAAAGATAAGGTAGAAATCGTCATTTGCTTTACATGCAAATTATGTTCCACGCAAAACGCCTCGATAAAATCACCTGCAATGAACGAGCCATCCAACATCACAAAAACCCGCATTCCTTTTTCTGGTTTCAAGTCCTTTGCCAGTTGTTCGGCGTTTCGGTACTTCAAAAGCCTTTCGGGGACGTCTTTGCATTTCGGCGGTTTGACATACCGGCTGCCCTGCATTGCGCGTCTGCCTGTCAGGGCAGGTGCGAAAAAGTCCTCATTGTAGTCAAACTGCTTTAGTTCGTTCATTGCTATTTTAAATCCTGTCCGGTTTAGGCTTTTGAACACTTCCCTTTCGGCGTGTGCTTCGCTCAACCATGCCGGGCGGTTGTTTTTAATCCCACCAATCCTCTCCGCCCTCGTCAAGATAAACGGCTTTTACCTCGTTTAGTATTTCGGGCAATGCGGGTTTGATGCCTTGCATATGAATAGAATCAGGAAGCGGCATGGTCATTGCCTGGATTAGGTTTTCGAGTTTGTCGATAAGCAGACCAAGTTTTTCAATATTTTCTTCTTTCATACCATCTGATTTTTCAACTTCGCGCTATCTATCAGCGCGAAGTCCCATTTAAAAAGATTGTTCTCAACGTAGCGGGGGTCTGTTTTCATTAACGCGATAAATTCCAGATGTTTTGTCCAATTCCAGCCCACACAACACCCCATGCTGTACATCCCAACTTTTTCGCCGGTGAAGATCGGGCTTGTCGAGTGGTGGTTGATTCCGTAAGCCGGATAAATCGGATCTCCCGTTCTCTTTTGGTCGCGGTTTGCGTCTCTATAAACCAAGATTTCACCTGACTGAACAAGCGCCGGGTGCGTTTTGATTTTATGAAAACCCATCATTGCTGCCTCCCGATACTGAATCAACTGTAAACTTGCTACGCCCCCGTTTTTTAGCGCCTCTTTGGAGTTTGTTGCGCTTGTGCCAGGCTCACACGTTGCTTTTGCGATATGCGAAATGAACGGAACGCCTTCAATGGTAAATTCCAGCACAATCCGTAAATCGTTCCACCCGTCAGGGTTGTCGAAGTTGGGCGTTACCTGACCGGCGTAAAGGGTTGCCCCTTCAATGTAGATCAGGTTTTTATGGCCTGTTATTTCAGACCAACGGTAGCCGCGCTGTTTTAGGTAGGCGACGAGGGCAAGTGCGAGTTCGTAAGGGTTCATACTTGCCCTCTTTGGTAGTGTTTGTTATTCAGTATTTCAGAAATTCGGCTTATCTCTCCGCACAAATAAACATCAAGCAGTGGAGATACGTCTGTTTTGCGCCGCCGCGTTGCCAGATTGCGCCTTTTTCGCCAAAGGTATTTTCTGAGAGAGCGGGACACCTTAATCGGCGGACTACATACCACGCATCGATTTTGGGAAACCGGGTAGTATGGATGCACCTCAAAAGTCCGGCCTATATCGTGCATCATTTGATGTCTTTCGCAAAGGTTCATGATCCCTTTCTTTTTAAATCGTTATCGTTCCAAGATTTGCAACGTAAATCGGAATGCCCGCAATCGCTCCCCATGTGCTAACGTGTTTCAAAACGCCGGTTGCTTTAGCGGATTCAAAAACCCGTTCGGATTGTTCGACGGTTAAATCGTGCTTCTTTCTGCACACCCGTACAAAGGTAGTTTGAATAAACCTTTCATTCGGCTTGAAAAGTGAGGATGGGGTTACGGTTGTGGCCTTTTTCATAGTCCGTCTATTGCTATCGGTTCCCACGCTTTTCCGTCAATTGTGTATAGGCTGCAATTAAGATCATACACAACCATATCAACGTGTTCCTGCCAGTGGTTTTCGGGGTCGAAATTGTCGGTGAAAAACGGCGGGAAAAATTGCCCCTGTGTTATCAAATATCTCATCTTGGTAAAATTCCATGCGCTTGTAACGCGGTGACTAAGATAAGCATTATCCCGGCAATCAGGCATATAAAAACGACCTGAGCGGAATATTTGTAGTTTCGGTTTGTCATTTTTGTTTAATTTAAAGTGTCAACCCCCTTTGACTTTTCGCCGGAGGTTGACCCCGCTTTTGATAACCCCAAGAACAATGTTTGAAAAATACCCGGTAAATTACTTCTCCGGGGCAATAGTCTAAAAAACCTTTATTCATTCTTTGGCGGCTACATGCCATAAACCAGCATTGCCGCATCTCTTTTTTCCGGGTTTGTTTTCCCGTGCCAGCCCGTTATCGTTTTGAAGTACGCCGCGTCGTCTTTCCACTTGTTCGGCGTTATCGGTTTTTGTAGCCGGTACGGTATTTTCATCCATTCCAATATCTCGACAATATCCATGCCGCGTTGGTGATTTCTTCCTACATTTTCCCCGGTCTTTGCGGCGGCGGCTACTGTTTGGCCTTTGAAGGTGTGGCGATTGCCTTTGTTCATGTACCCGGCCTCGATGACCACGATTTCAATACTGATTTTCATAACCTGAAAAAAAGACATAATTTCTGCCAGGCCAAGCGCCTCAATGCTCTCAAATTTTTGTGCCGGTTTGTTCCAGACCGCAAAACCGGATTTGTCAACGTCCGGATCAATTCCGATGTACAGATGGGCGCTCATTTCATTTTTTCAATTTCCCCGCACATCCTTATCGCGTCCGAAACCCGGATTGCAATATTGGAAAGCAGGTTTTTAACGATCTGGATTTCTTCGGGCGGCAGTTGGTCGTTGTACAACCTAAACCAGTGCAGCGCCATTATTTCAGTCGTAAGCGTTCCTATTTCTCCGCATTGGTGAGACAAGGCGCGCTGTGGTGTGATTTCAGGCAGTGGCGGGTATTCAATAAAAAAGTCGCACATAAAACCATCGTCGTCGTCTTGCTTTGGTTGGAAGTCCTGATAATATTGATTCCGTGCCGACGGTGGGCATCCGAAGCGCCAACAGTTATCGGCCTGTGGGCATTCTTGGTTGGAACACATTGTTATGTCGGGCATCCTTTAAAATTTAAGTGCCGCACAAACCCTGCAAGCACGAGTTACAAGGAAAGCGCGGCACCATTTCTTATCAATCCTCGTACGATTGTGGTGTAAATGTAAACACTAAAAACTAAATTCCAAAACCGCCTGGCTGTTCTTTGCTTCCGCTGCTTTGCAGTTTCTTACATTGACATCAAAGTACGATTTCTTTAACTCGAACATCAATGCACGTCTTTTCATTTGCAGCGCTTTAAATCCCGTGCTTCCGATCCCTCCGAACGGATCTAAAACTAAATCATTCTCGTTGCTCCAAAGGTGTATGGCTCGTTCGATTGTTCCCAACTGTAATGGGCAGATGTGTTTTTCGTCTTCTTCTTCACGCGCCTGGCGAACGTTCAACGTGTCTCCGTAGTCAATGTCCATCCAGACGGGAGAAGCGTATTTCTGCCACAAATTAACAGGCAGATAATCTGGTTTTGATGGGTCGGTATCTTGGTGCGTTACAGGGCTAACCGCGTCACCGTCTTTCCTGAAAACCAAAAGATAATCGGGTATCCCAACCCGTGACATTGCAGCATTCTTTTTGATTTGCTTATGAAGTAGACCCAGGGCGTTTGTTCTTTGCATTTCAGTAACGGGGTTTTTCCATAATGTAACGCGGGAGTGATAAACAAACCCGGCATCGGCAAACGCTTTGATAATCATGCCAGAAAAATCCCTCAGCGCAATGACGCCCTCCTTGCCTTTTTGGATTGGCAAATCCATGCAGTGAACCACAACGTTTCTGCCTGTAATAGTTGCCCGGAAGAGGTTTTTAACGAGGAACGAAAACGCAAACATAAATTCGTTATAGTCTTTACTGTTACCCATATCCTCTACCTGGTCGGAATAGGTATAAAGTTCTGCAAATGGCGGGCTGAAAACCGTAAGCCCTACCGATTCATCTTTTACGTTTTCAATCAACCTGACGCAGTCGCCCAATTGAACGGTGCAATTTTCGGTTTTGTATTCTTCAAATTGGCGTTCCATTTTTTGTTTGTTTGCGCGGTTAAGGTTTACGGCTTTACTCATTGCCGTTTGCATTTTTTCAAATTGATCCTGTTTTCTTTGGATGGACTGCACCACGTTTTGCATGGTGTCGGTTGTGATCATGTAGATATTAACCTCGTTTTTTTGGCCAAAACGGTACGATCTGCGGATTGCCTGGTAAAGCCCCTCAAAGGAAAAGTCTAATGATGCAAATACTTGGTTGCGGCAGTTTTGATAGTTCAGCCCGAACTGCGCAATTTTGGTTTTGGTAATCAGTACCCGAAATTCGCCTTTAGCAAATCCCAAAAGATGCCTTTCTTTAAATTCCTGTGAGTGACTGCCCCGCACCTCGATAGCGTCGGGGATTAATTTTTTCAGGTAATCGCCTTCCTCATCTTGCTTAATCCAAATGATAAAGTTTTCGTCTGAATCATTTACAATACCAACCACTTCGGAAAGTCTTTCTACTTTGGTAAGGCGAAGTTCAGCGTTGAAGTCCGTTGCCGATACGTGTACGTCATTGAACAGTTTCCCGTTATTTCTTCCGCCGGTCACAATTTGACGATCCAGTAAATTTAAACCGGGAAGGACGTACCCATCGGCAGAAAATCCAATGTCGGAAGGATTGGAAAACATCACCGCCCATTCAGAAACCCAATCCCAAAACGGCTGCGCTGCGTGGCCTTTCAGCCTCCATTTTGAAGTATCGCCGCCGTCGTGGACAAAGTACATTGCCAGCATTTCATTGCGGCTCATTACGTTCAGAAATTCGGAGTGATTACCTAATTCCATTGGGTCGTTTGGCGATGGCGTAGCCGTGCAAGCGAGTTTGTAAGGAGTGTTTGCAAACGCTTCAATGATCGCGGTTCGGGTCTTGCCTTCAAAGTTCTTCAGTACGCTCGATTCGTCAAGCACAACGCCGGAAAATTTTTCCGTGTCGATGTTTTCGAGTTGATCGTAATTGGAAATGTAGATTTTGGGCTGAATTGGATTGCCATTCATTCTCGCCGGGTCATAACTCCAAATGGGGCCTATCCCGAAACGAAGCGCCTCTTGTTTTGTCTGCCCGGCAACCGCCAGGGGACAAAGTATCAGAACCGGCTTTCCCGTTTTTTGGGAAACCTGATTTGCAAACTCTAATTGCATAAGGGTTTTCCCTAATCCGCAATCGGCGAAGATTGCATACTTTCCTTTTTTGATTGCGGTCTTTACAACGTACTGCTGAAAATCAAAAAGGTTTTTGTTCAGGTCTGAATTTTCAACGTCAAAACCGGACGCTAAAAAGTGCTTTTTCTTGGTTGCAATGAATTGCTCGTACTCATTCATCTTGTTTAATTTTATTTGTAATACGTTTCGGTTTCAGGGTTTGGGTTTTCGATGATGGAAACAAATTCTATTTTGTCGCAATGAAATGATCCTTCCCATCCACCACATATATAAATGCAGTTGTAGCAATCTTTAAAAAATACGGCCATTCCGCCTTCAAATTTGCCCCAAAAATGAGTTCCGGGTTTTAATTCGGTGAATTGCTTGCATGTCATTGTTTCGGATTTTCGTCAAAGGTAAGCGGCAAAATATTACCGTGCAAGTATTTGTGAAAGTATTTTCAAAACGGTATATCCTCATCGTTTTCTCTGCGGTTTGCCGTTATCCCCGCCGATGGAGAATAGGGCGCTGTGGTTGGGAATTGCCCGGTTTTAATGTCAGAGAACCTTGCAAACTGTTCTTCAAATTCAACCTCAACCGTTCCAATCCCGCCGTTCCTGTGTTTTGCAAAAATGATCTCTGCGATACCTTTTAGGCTTCTTCCATTTTCATCTTCTAAAATCTGATAATATTCGGGGCGGTAAATAAACGCTACTATATCCGCGTCCTGCTCAATACTACCGCTCTCACGAAGGTCTGACAGTTGGGGTCGCTTGCTTCCGCCCCTTGTTTCGACCGCTCTGGAAAGTTGAGACAGCGCAATAACAGGAATGTCCAATTCTTTAGCAAGCGCCTTTAGCCCCTGACTGATCCGGGAAATTTCCTGCTCTCTGTTTCCTCCTTTTTCGCTGGACTTCATTAACTGCAAATAGTCTACAATTACCAGCGAAATATTGTACTTCATTTTCATCCTTCGGGCCTTTGCTCTTAACGCGGTAACGGATATGGCTGCCGTATCGTCAATGTAAAGTTTCAGGCTATCAAACCCCTCTATTGTGGTTTGTAATTGCCCCCATTCGTATTCCTTTACATCGCCGCTCATCATGCGGTTGGAAGAAACCCCGCTTTCGCCGCCGATCAATCGGGCCATTAACTGCGTTTCAGACATTTCCAGGGAGAAAATACCGACGGCGCTATCCTGTTGGGCCGCCCTTAGTGCTATTGACATTGCAAGTCCAGTTTTTCCCATGCCGGGCCTGGCTGCAATAATTATCAAATCCGAATTTTGCAACCCGCCCGTTTTTTGGTCTATATCGCTCAACCCCGTAGGCACACCCGTAACGCCTCCCGATTCTCTTTTCTTTACCGCTGCTTCGATGTTCCGTAAAACCTTCCGGCTTATGTCTTTTGCCGATTTTGCGTCCTTCTTGTTCGTTCCGGCTGTGATTTCGTAGATGGATTTTTCGGCGGCTTCAATCTGCTCAAACACGTCTATTTCGTCTGAAAAACCATCCCGCAAAATGATACTCCCGGTTTCTATCAGCCTCCTTTGCATCCACTTTTCCTGAATGATCCGGGAGTGATATTCAATATTCGCCGAACTGGCTACTTGATTTGACAACTCAATCAGGTAGTAAGCATTCCCGACCTTTTCAAGATCGCCCGACTTTTTCAACTCTTCCGTGACGGTCAGTAAATCAACCGGCTCCGATCTGTTGAAAAGCGAAACGATTGCTTTGTAAATCAGTTGGTGAGAATCCAAATAGAAACTCTCCGGGCTTAGCAGATCAACAACCTGTAACACGGCTTCACGGTCGAGCATAAGCGCACCAAGTACGGCTTGTTCGAGTGGGATTGCCTGGGGTTGGACTTTTGCGTATGGGTGGGTCATTGCGTTTCGTATTTCGGGTTGTAGTTTATCTCTACGGTATATCCGTTTGTATCTGCCCATTTTGTTAGGCTCCACGCTCTTTTCCTGCGCCTAACAAGGCTCCCCCATTTATTCCGAAGTTCCCATGGCGCAAGTTTTCCGCCCACGAATACGAGATACAATTTTTCCATCTTTCAAAATCGTTTTGCCGGTGGCGTGTAAACCGCCCCGTTTTGTGATGGTGCCGGTTTAGTTGATTGCTTCGCGTCAAAACCCCGGCACGTTGGTAAAAATATTTGAAACCGATTGCGGAAAAACTTCACCGGGTCTTTTTGGAATCTTTGAACAAATCCTTCATCGGAGGAAGTCATGTAGTTGGAGCAAAACTTTATCAGCACGGTTTTAAATTCGCCCCGGTTGTAGTTTATTTTCAACTCTGAATACCAAAGTTTTACCGTTTCCTCGTTGCCGTCGTTTAGCCAGGCGTTGATTGCGGTACGGGCTTCGTCGGCTGTTTCTATTTTTGGGCTTTTGGGAGGCGGTAATTCGTTTTCTTGCGTGTGCGCTTTATATATGTACCCTTCATCCTTACTCTCTTCATCCTTATTAGTACCGGGTTTCCCGTTTACGGATTCCCCGTTTACGGTTTTACCGTGTACGGAAAAGCCGGTTACGGTGGTGTCTATTTCGGGTTGCGGTTCCGGCTGTACTTCCTGTGCTTGCGGATGCTCAAAAACCTCGTAATCATATCCAGCAAACCGCCCCCTTTCACCTAAAACCTTAATTCTTTTCACGTAACCCGCTTTTATTAGCGCGTTCATCGGCGTGGAAGTCCCTTCGGTTCCGTCTTTACTTCTGTTTGTAAGGTCTGAAATGTTGATTTTCCAGTCATCCGGCAACTGCATAAGGTACGAATGAAGCCCTTTTGCATCCCATTTTAGCGCCGGATTTCGGAGGCAATGAGTGTCTAAAATGACAAAATCTTTGTTCTTTTTGCGGCGGTGTATTTGTCCTGACATAGTGCAAAGTGAGTGTGAGTTAAACGGTTTCGGCTTTGGCGATTGCGTCCGATAGCCACTTTTTCGCGGCGGTTATGTCGGCGGGGAATATGGCGTTTTGTGACAGTGCTGCAAGCGCCGCCTTTGCCGCAATAAGCAGATCAATAGACGACGCCATAAGGTCGGCATCGTGGAAGTTGTCGCAACACGCCAATTCCGTTCCGTCAGCACCAAGCACCCAGTGTTCTGCCTCGTTTCCAAATTCTGTTTTGCAGACAATGTTTTTCCTGTGCCACGGATATGGAGTGTAGTCTGTTAGTTCAGAAAACTCTACTGTGAAATCCAGGGCGGATGTTGTGTACTCGATTGGACACGGGTACCCGTCACCGCTTGTGCGCATACTGTTTTCTTTGCTGTGAACGCGAACCATGTCTCCGACGACTTCCAAGACAGTGCCCCTGCACCCTGTTGTTTTATCAACAACTATCTGACCTTTTGCGATACTTATGTTTTTCATACCGACTAAAAATGGAAATGCCCTTGATCGGAGGGGCGGCGTTGGTATGCCAATAAAGTAGGGGATTCACACCCTACAAACCCGCCCCGATCAAGGGCATTCGTTGAAAATATTGTGAATCTAATTACAACCGTTTACCAGACGGCGGCCCCTTTGGGCAGAACAAAGATAATGAAACTATTTTATTCCGGCAAACTTTTTTCTGGAATTTCATGGTAAACAAAAGCAGAAGCCGCCCAGGGATGACCACATTGATCGCCATCTATAAAAAGATCGTCCTGTGATTTATCTACCCTGCCTAATATTGGAAATGCCAGGCCGTCCTCTAAAAAAGCCTTTTTAACCAACTCTGTTCGCCCGGCTATCCCGCATCGCGGGTTGGTGCTAAATCCTGTAATCTTTACCTTTTTCATGGTTTTGAATTTTCGATTTCATTTATAATTTCAAGCGCTTCATTTATCACCCTTTTTGACCCCAGCCAATCCACTCTTTTCAAAGTGGCGGTTGTGACCTTGAGGGCAATGAGCAGTTTTGCCTTGTCGGCTTCCATCCCTTTGATATGCGCAATAAGCGCGTCTATATCGGTCACAATCACTTGTTTATTTTCGAGTTGTTTCGCGTTACTTTCCATTGTCCAGGTTTTTAAAGTAATCGTTTACCGCCTTAATGGCGGCTTCCTGACCTTGTTCGATGGCTGCTATTGCAACCTCTAAGCCAAGGTCGATATATGGGCTTAGTTTCTTGTGCTTCAAATGATCAGCGTGGTCTGATCTTATCGACGGGGTTCGGTCATAGGTGCGCTTTAACCCCTCTTTAGGGGGGCGACCCGGCGGGCGTTTTTCTTCTGTTTCGGTCATTGCAGGTCGCTTTTGTCGATTACATCAAAGGCTTTTGTTTTGGTTGCAAAGCCTGTTTCTGTCGAGGTGAATGACTTTTCTTTTCTGGCATTTTGTTTGGCCCAGTCAAGCCCTTTGTTTTCGTCGGCTGTTTGGCCCCTCACAAAGCCTTCGCCGGTTTCTTTGTCCTCTTCAATGAGTAGATAGATGTTTTTCATCGTTTGTAAGTGTTTAGATTTTTAAGATTGCTGCATTCCGCCCTGCATTTCAAGTCTTTTTTCTTGCTTCAGGTTGGAAATGTGTTGCCGCATT